TTAAAATCCCTCGGGGAGAAATCTCCGTACCGGTTCAAGTCCGGTCCCCGGCACCATCTCAGACACAACCGATACCCGAAGAGATAATGCTATTTCTTTAGGATAAACGGTCATTTGTCTAACTGTAGTTTCAAGGAAGGCTCTCATTGACTGAGGGTCTTTTTTGATTTTTACAGTATTTATAAAATTATTTATTCTTTCAAGTACAGCTTCTTCCGTAATGGGAGAAGCTTTTTCTTTTTGCTCCTCCTCCAAAATTCGTTTCTGAACGCTTAAAATTTTGTCCTTAACAGTTCGTATATGTTCCATGTCAAACTCGTCCATCTGCCCATTTTCTAAAGCTACGTACAGGTTATTTAATCTTCCTTTAAGTAATTTTTCTTCCCTTTTGGCAGTCTTTATAATTTCAGAGTTTGCTTTTGGAACATGCTCTTGTAAAAACATAAATCGTTTTATAAGGCCCGAATTAGTTCCGGTTGTAAATATATCATGTGATAAATAATCAAAGACAGCTTTTTCTAGCTTTTTTTTAGGCAAATAGTGTGATGAGCACTTATGTCCACGTTCTTTTCCAGAACAGGAGTAATATTGATATTTCTTGCCTTTTTTGGTTAAGGTGTGCCCTGTAATAGCACATCCACAAATACCACAGCGCAAATAACCACTAAGAATATAATCGCTATCATTTTCTATTCTGCTAACTTTAACTCTCTTGCTTAGTTTATCCTGCGCTTTCATAAATTCCATTTCTGATATTATAGCCGGGATAGCATTTTTTATTTCTATGTAATCTTCAGGCTTTTCTTTTATATGAGAATTTCTCTTTTTATTTATGTTCTTAGGAACAGAGTTAAAGGTATACGTTCCCATGTATTTAGGGTTGGTAATAATTTCATATAGAGAGTTCTTTCCGAACTCTTTACCTCTACGAGTTAGGAACTTCCTATCGTTAAGAGCTGAAATAATAGTTCCGTAGCTGTGGTTAGAATTGAACATTGAAAATATAAGCCTAATAGCAGGAGCTTCCATTTCGTTTATTATATAGTGCTTATCTTGAGTTATTGAATAGCCAAAAGGAGGAACACCGCCGTTAAACTGTGCTTTATATGCGTTCTCGTTCATGCCCTTTTTTGTTTCTTTTGCTAGGTTACGACTATAAAAAGCTGATATTCCAACGATACTATTTTCTAAGAACTGTCCTTCCGGAGTAGTAGTATCAATATTCTGCCCTGAATACTCTTGACGTATTCCAAGAGCTTCTAACTCTTTTTTTGTTTCGTAGTAATCATATTCGTTCCGCGCGTTACGATCTATTTTGTGAAACACAGCGACGTCAAAAAGGTGTTTTTTAGCGTCCTCTTTCATTCTGTTATAGGCAAAACGATTTATTGTAAATTTCCCTGATATTGCTTTGTCTATATATTCATTTATAACAGTGTAGCCGTGCTCTTTACAATGTGCACGGCAAGCTCTTAACTGTGCGTCTATGCTTTCTTCTCGCTGTAAATTGCTTGAATATCTTGCGTAAATAACTGCTCTAATCATAGTTTTTCCTCTTTAATAATTTGTCTGATAGTGTTCAACGTCAGCATGCCCACAGGAACAATAGAAATGCCCATCGTTGTAATAATCGGTGAGGTATTCACTTAATTGGAACCTTTGGCAACCACAGCTAACCCAATGATTACATTTACCATGTGGAATATTAGCGGCATAAGAGATACCACATACCATTAAAACTACAATTATTAATAAAGCAAAAAGTTTTTTCATATTTATCCCTTCTTAACATGTTTTAAATATTCTATCTCATCCACATTGCACTCTCCTAAATCGTCGTCCTTAATGTGGCCTTGTTCATGCAATAGAGTTTTCATGTTAGCTTCTTGTGTCAATCTTGAATTTAGAAAAATAATAACTTCTCCGTCCACATCTTCCTTGACAAAACCTCTAACATCGGTTGGCAATTGACACATAACGATCCTACTCATTCTTTTCGCCTTCTTCTTTCGCCTTTTGATAATCAATAAATTTTTTTATTTCTTCAATACTTTCAGGTTTTAAACCTCTTGCAGCGTCAAACAAGACACGATATTGCGGGTTGTCGTGAATATCTTGTGCCATTTTAGCTGTTTCCGGATTTAAATAATACGTGCTACCTTTTTGCTTACCCATCAAGTAATTCATATCTACGTTAAAGAAATCTGAAAAAGCCTCTAATGTTTCCTCGTCAGGAAACCTATTGCCGTTTTCGTACATGCTAATTGTACTCTTGGATAGCTGCATTCTTTTTCCGAGTTCTTCTTGTGATAGATTACACAATTCTCTTAGGTTTTTTAAAGAGTCTTTAAATGCCATATCAATTCCTCCAGTGAAATAATCATACCACGAATTGTAAATACTAACAAGTAAAAAAGTTTACGAAACGTGTTGACAAATTAAGAGAAATGATCTAGTATTAGGCTGTACACGAATTGTAAACAAAGGGAGGTGTTACAATGAACGCAGAGCAAATTGGTCAAAGACTAATTCAACTACGTGGTAATCAAAGACGCGAAGAAGTTGCATACAAGGTGGGTATTAGTGTTTCAGCACTTGCTCTATATGAAGCTGGCAAGAGAATTCCTAAGGATTCAATTAAGATAGCTCTTGCTAACTATTATGGAGTAACTGTTGAAGCGCTTTTTTATGCCTAAAAGGTACACGAAACGTAAACGAAACAAGGCGGGAGGAGGTTTTGAACATGTTGGCAACAGAAGAAATCGCCAGGCTAATACCAAGAGGTAAAGATAAGGCAATTACCAGAAAAGCATTAAGACTTTTAACTGGTTATCCAGATCGGTTTATTAGAAAGTGTATTGCTACTCTTAGACTCAATGGCCTTGTAATTATAAATACCCAAGATGGGCGCGGTTATTACAAAAGCAAAAAAATATCAGACATGGAAGCTCAATACAAAATTACACATTCTAAGGCTATGAAGTTGCTGGTTCAATGTGGAGTTTTACGAAGAGAGCTAAAGAAAAAGAATGTTATTGTAAGGTGAAAAAATGAAATTTACGAAGATTGTTGATAAGGACGCTCTAAATTACACAGACAGTTTAACAAGTCTACTTTGGCTTGTTATGGACGAGAAAGGTCGTGAGGTAATTGAAAAAAGTGTTTCTGTTTCTGGTAATACTGCTGCTATCAATGCCGGTTCTGTTTGCAGAACAGAAGACAACTCCAATAATCAGAAGAGCTTATGTGGGTGATTCTGTTTGGAGGATAGCAGAACGAGCTCAAGCCCAATACAACGATCCTAGAGATATTAGAGAAATCGTTTATTACATTATCAAGGATAACGACTTATTAGAGGGCGGCTTTTTAAATCCTGGACAAGTTCTCGTAATCAATGTTGTTGATAACAGAAAGGCTAAAAATGCGAATTAAAATTGGCGACATTGTTCGCATAAAAGAAATATTACCTGTTAATTGTGATGACGCAAAAGAGTTAAGAAAAGAATTCGGTAATGTATTTGGACTGGTTTGTAATATAGACCAGCTTGAACATGAGAAATATCCAGTACAAGTAGATTTTTTAATACCTGATGTATTTGGAGAATTAAAAAAAGAAACTCGGTATATGAAAGTAGATGAGCTAGAAGCCGTTGCTAAGTGGGAAAGCGTAAGGCTCTAAGCACAATGGAGGGAATAACAATGAAAATTACTAACAAGAATAATTTGCCGACACCTTTTGTTGGCATGGCTAGCAGGGATTATCAAATTGCACCTAATGAATATAGAGTAACAAGCCTGTTAAAAGGTATTAAAGAAACATTGCTAGAGCGTAGGCATAGCGAAGAAATTGAAAGAGATGTTTCAGATATGATTTGGCTACTATTTGGTACGGCGGTTCATGGAATTTTGGAACAACAGCAAGAAAGTAGCACGCAGTTAAAAGAAAATCGTATAAAGATTGACTTTGATGGTTATGTTCTTTCCGGTCAGTTTGATTTATACGACGACGCGACACACACCGTAACAGATTATAAAACTGCCAGCGTATGGAAAATAATCTTTGGAAACTTTGAAGAGTGGAGACGTCAAACCTTAATTTATTGCTACATGCTTCGGAAAATTGGATTTAAGGCTGATAAGGCAGAAATTGTAGCACTACTTAAAGACCACTCCAAAAGAGACGCCAAAATCAAAGCGGACTATCCTCAACTACCTGTTCAGGTTGTTAAGTTCTATTTTACGGACGCAGACTTCAAGGAATGCGAAGAGTGGCTGCATAGAAAGTTTAGAGAAATATCAAATGCTGAAGCTTTAGAAGATAATGCTATTCCTGCTTGTGCTCCAGAGGATAGATATAATACCGGCGATAAATACGCAGTTATGAAAAAGGGCAATAAAAAGGCTTTAAGAGTCGTAAACACGGAGTCAGAGGCCCAGAGCTACATTGAGTGGTACAAACAAAACAAGGATAACGCTTCAACGTTAGAAATAGTAAAGCGTGCCGGAGAAGATAAAAAGTGTGTTGATTATTGTAGCTGCTGTGAATTTTGCGACTATTACAAAGGCAAGTATGGAAAGGAGGAATAACAATGAACATTGAATTCCCAACACTAAAAGCTAATGAGCTAGAAGTAAGAGTTAAAACAACTGGCTTTAGGAATGGACAAGAAGGCGCTTATTGTTCGTTGCTTATTTATAAGGACACTCGTTGCGACCAAAAAATCTTAGATCAAAAGTTTGGTGTAACTGGTTGGCAAAACTATTACAGCTTAATTGATGGACAGCTATTTTGCACTATTGAAATTTGGGACCAAGAAAAGAACATGTGGGTCAAGAAACAAAACGTAGGAACTGTTAATAATACCGAACCGGAGAAATCAAGAGCTTCGGACGCATTTAAAAGGGCATGTTTCAACCTTGGCATTGGTAGAGAGCTCTATTCTGCTCCCAAGATATTCATAAACTTAGCGCAAGGTGAATATCAATTAGATAAAAACGGTAAGCCTAAACCAAAAGGACATTTTGTTTTAAAGAAAATTGAGTATGACGCGGATCGAAACATTACATATTGTGAAATAGCTAATTCAAAAGGAAGAGTTGTTTATCCTAACAACCCTAGACCAAGTTCTCAAATGCAACCAACTTACAGTACGCCTCAACCAACACAAGCACCGGTAACACAAACACAACCAGCTCCACAAGTTACCCCTGGTATGGACGAAGAAATACCTTTTAATCAAGGAAAAGCGGAGAATCCGCAGTCCGTTTTTCCACGGTGCTCTCAATGCGGAAAAGTCATAGAAACAAGAGTTAAAGATTATTCCTTAAAAATGTATGGACGTTCTTTGTGTAGAGAATGCCAGAAAGCAGCAAAATGAGGAAATCAATTTTAACAGACGATTTGGACCATTGTTATCTTTGTAAAGCCAAAAGACAGGCAATACACCATGTATACGGTGGTCCGAACCGTTCAATTTCAGAAAAAAATGGTTTTATCGTACCGTTGTGCTTTGCCCAACATAACGGAAGCAATGACAGCGTACATTTTAACAGAGAATTAGACCTTTTTTTCAAACGACTTTGCCAGTTGAAATACGAAGAAACACACACTAGAGAAGAATTTATAAAACTAATTGGGAGGAACTATCTTGAATAGATTTAACGTTCTTGACGCTAATGTAAAGGTTAATAACGAATTTAAAACAGTCCTTTCGATAACAATACCTGCTGAGGATAGATTTGCAGCTATGGAGTTTGCCAACAAGCTGAAAACAACAAAGAAGCAATATGTAGCAGAACTTAAACAGAAAACTACTAAGCGAAGCTTAGACGCAAATGCTTATTGTTGGGTCCTTTGTGATGAGATAGCCAAAATTATAGGTTCTACAAAGGAAATGGTTTATCAAAAAAACATACGAGAAGTAGGTGTTTTTCAGATAACACCAATAAAAAACGCAGCAGTTAAAGCTTGGAGGGAAGCTTGGGAAGATCATGGACTAGGATGGATTACCGATATTCTTAGTGAAAGCAAATTACCGGGGTATACAAACGTTATTAATTATTTTGGCTCTAGCATGTACAACACCAAGGAAATGTCTAGGCTAATAGATTCACTCGTAACAGAGGCACAAGAAATAGGGATAGAAACCCTTCCAGAAGATGAATTAAAGAGTTTGGTAGAAAGCTGGAGGTAAGAATGGCAGAAAGAAGAATGTTTGCAAAAACAATTATTGATAGTGACGCTTTCTTGGAAATGCCTGTTTCGTCACAAAACTTATATTTTCACCTGTCTATGCGCGCAGATGATGACGGATTTGTTAATAAACCTCGTTCTATTATGCGTGTCTGTGGCGGTTCTGACGACGATATGAAAATTCTAATTGCTAAAAAATTTATTATCCCTTTCGATAACGGAATTATCGTTATTAAGCACTGGAGAATACACAACTACATCCGTAAAGATACCTACACAGAGACCAAATATAAAGAGGAAAAATCTTTGCTAGCTATGGACGAGAACGGCGCATACACTCAGCGGACAGCAGAACAGGTTGAACTTGTACCAGGTAACGATACCGTAACGGGTCCGTTACAGGTACGTAACGAACACGTAACGGATACGTCACGAAGTCGTGACGAGTACGTGGAGGGTACGTCGACACAGGATAGGTTAGGTAAGGATAGGTTAGTTAAGGGTAGTAATAAGGATATTCAACGCCACCAATATGGACAATACAAAAATGTTCTTTTAAGTGATGAAGATTTAGAAAAGCTTAAAGTTGAATTTTCCGCCGACTACTTAGAAAGAATTGAAAGACTTAGTGAATATATAGCCAGTACCGGCAAGCATTACAAGAACCATTTAGCAACTATTCGTGTTTGGGCAAGGCGTGATAAAGCTTCAGCAAAGGTTGTTCATAGCGGTGCTACTGAAATAATGGCTATGGCTTATGGGGACCAAGAAAATGAATAAAAAAGAAACAGCTCAAATGTTGGCCATAATTGGAACGACTTTCCCGCAAGTAATGTCTGGTGGAGCTACTACGGTAAATGTGTGGACGGCTATACTAGGAGATTTACCAAGTGAAGCCGTTACTACGGCAACATTAAAGCTGCTAGCAACAAACAAATACGAACCTAAGCCGGCAGAAATTAGAGAAGCAACATTATCTTTAATACATGAACAACAAAAGCCTACTGACAACGTACCAACAGTAGACGAAGCCTGGGAAGAAGTAATGAAAAACCTTAATCAGTATGAAGATCATTCATGGAGCCATCCTCTTATAAAAAAGGCTGTAAAGATTATAGGTTACATGAATATAGTTGCTTCTGAAAACATGGGCGTTGAACGAGGTCATTTTTTCAAGGTATATGAAAGCCTAAGAAAAAGAGAACTAGACCATATAAATAATATACAAGCCTTACAAATGACAAAAAGGTTGCAAGGAATTGTTAATTTAGCCTTAGAAAATAAGAGCTTAAAAATTAAGGGAGGTAAAAAAAGTGAACAGGATAGTTTTAATGGGCAGATTAGTAAAGGACCCGGAAGTGAGAGTAACCCCATCTGAAAAGGCCGTTTGTACTTTTACTCTGGCTGTAGATAGGCCCTTTAAAGGTAAAGACGGACAAAAAGAAGCTGACTTTATCAATATTGTAGTGTGGGGAAAAGCCGCTGAATTATGTGGTAATAGCCTTTCCAAAGGACATAGGTTGCTTTTAGAGGGCCGTTTGCAAATACGTACTTATGTAGCTAAAGACGGAAACAAACGGTGGGTAACAGAAGTAATCGCTGATCGTGTGGAGTTTATTGAAAAAAGAGAAGGTTATTCCGCTCCTACATCAGTACCAGTAGGGACAAACAATAATGACAATAGCGATGGAGGGTGGGAAGATTGGGAATAACAAAATTTGCTAGAAGTAAGCCAGGAAAGTCGGGGATGAGCTATATAGAACAAAAAGAGCTGTCGTCTGGTGAAATTGCTTACTATATCAGAATTGGTAAAAAAAGAAAGGCCGCAAGAACTATTGAAGAAGCAAAAAGAATAAGGCGTGAAATGATAAAAGAGATTGCTTTAGAAAGTGGCGTTGAAAAAGTACCTAGAGACGAAATATGCAACGAACAAGACGAGGTACATGCAGCAGCAATATTCTATATAATTCTTCTTTTGCTAATATCATTAGCCGGTCTTTGGATGGTGACTAGATGAGCGGAGAAGCATTGAGTTTTGTAATGTATGGACAGCCGATAGGAAAGGCAAGTGTTAGAGTTGTTGAACATAGGGCCTTTATGCCAACCAAAACAAGAAACTACATGGACATGCTCGGACTGATAGCCAAAAAAGCTGTAAGAGAACAGCATTGGGAAAAGACGGATAGACCTGTTGGTTTATATGTACAGTCTTTCTACAGAATACCAAAAGGCAAGTCTAAGCGTTGGAAAGCAGAAGCTCTTGCTGGACAAATTCTTCCGACAGTCAAACCGGATTATGACAATATTTTAAAAATCATTGGAGATTCATGTACGGATATTGTTTATTTAGACGACAAACAAATCTGTGATGGAAGAAATGTTAAAAAATATTCAGAGGAACCGCGTGTTGTCGTTGAGTTCTTTAGATTGTGAGGCACCATGAACACTACGCTGATAGAGTTCTGCTTTAGTAATTACGGAAGCATAAAAAACGCTATAGAAGAGAAAAGGTTGGACCCAGGAGGCGCAACTATAACCGGAGGTAACGGAACAGGGCATAGCAGAATTAGTGATCCAACAGCTATTAAAGCACTTAGAAACGTGTCTGAGCTTAGCTGCGTAACAGTGTTCTATGGAGCAAGTATTCAAGGTGAAAGAGACTTTATAAGAATTAGGCGTCCTGAAACATGGCTAAAGGTAATAGACGATACTAAAAAAGCCTTTTTAGGAAAGCCACAACTTGGAATTGCTCTTAGGAAATACGAGCAGCATGAAGATTGGCAGCAGACATGTAAAGAGCTTCGAATAAGTCGCGGAAAGTATTATGCAATGCTTAATGACGTTCTACATCAAGCGGAGTTGTTCGCAGTAGCCTATGGTGTTCAAGCTCCGTATTGTTGGGCGCACAAAGGAGATAAAGATGGATAAGGACTGGACAGGAAACTCAAATTCAATATTCGCGACTCTTGGAGCCAGTAACCATACAGAACAGGAAAGAGAACTAAACGACTTCTACGCAACAGAGCCTAAGGCCGTGGGACTTTTACTACAAAGAGAGAAGTTTTCCGAAAAAATTTGGGAGCCGGCTTGTGGACAAGGGCATATTAGTAAGGTCCTTATGGCGCATGGATATAAAGTTCTAAGTTCGGACTTGGTTAATAGAGGCTATGGATATACAGGAGTTGATTTTCTAAAAGCTGGCGGTTTGCCTAGCGTGGACAAATGTTTTCGGGGGGGGTATACGACATAATTACAAACCCACCATACAGACACGCATTGGAGTTTTGCAAGAAAGCAATTAGCCTGATTCAACCTAATCAGAAAGTAGCAATGTTTTTAAGGTTACAGTTTTTAGAGGGAATTGAAAGACGAGCATTTTTTAATATATTTCCACCTGCAAGGGTTTATGTAGCAAGCAAAAGACTTAGCTGTGCTAAAAACGGAGACTTTGAAAGTAAGAGCGCAAAAAGTAACGCTGTGTGTTATGCGTGGTTTGTCTGGGAAAAGGGCACTTTTGGAGAACCGGTAATCAGGTGGATTAACTAGGAGGAAGGAATGTTAAAACACAAAGTCTTAGATGTGTGTTGTGGAAGCAAGATGTTTTACTTTGATAAAAACAATTCTGCTGTTTTGTATTGTGATAACAGAGAATTGGAAACAAGCCTTTGCGATGGAAGAAAGCTAGAAATAAAACCAGATCGTCTATGTGATTTTACAAATCTACCATTTCAAGATAATAGCTTCTATAACGTGATTTTTGACCCCCCGCATATTTTAAAAGGCGGTAAAACTAGCTGGATAGTTAAGAAATATGGAAAGCTGCAAAAGGACTGGAAACCAGAAATACAAAAAGGCTTTTCCGAGTGTTTTAGAGTTTTAAAACCGTTCGGAACACTTATCTTTAAGTGGAGTGATATTCAGATTCCTTGCTCTGAGGTACTAGAACTAGCACTTCCGTATAAACCGTTGTTAGGAGATCAGAGGGGTAAAACAAGGTTTGTAGTCTTTATAAAAGGTATTTGAAAGGAGGATAAGCAAATGGAAATAGCAAGCCTAATGTATGAGCACTGGATAATTACAACAATATGGATCGTGGTATTAATGCCTTGGAACAAGATTAATGTAACTTGGGACCGTAGAAAGAAGGATGAGCAACAATGATTCCTAAAGTTATGGCCCTAAAGGTTAGCTATGAACAGAAGGCGGTTAAAGGTAAATCGTGTTTAATCGTACTTCAAGAAACAGCAGAAACCAAGTACACAATACACAACGTATTTAGAGGAGAAGAGGCCGACAGGCTTGTTAGAAAGCTTGTTGATGGTGGAGACCATGAAAATCAATTTACGTGAGCTAATTCTTATTAAGGATAGAAGAATAATGTGTAATTGGTGCAAGGTTTTATATGAGCAAAACGGGCGCAACTTATATGATCAATGCAAAATTCAAGGTGGTAAGTGTCTTGTAAGAAAGAAACTGGAGGGTAATAAAAATGGCGATAAGTAAAGAGGAAAGAGAAGCACTGAAAAACGAGATTTTACAAGAATTACAAACGAACAAGCTTCCGCAAAGAGATTTTCAATGGTTCGGTGCTGTATATGACAAGTTTTTGTTTACTAGAAACCGTTGGAAAGATAGAAAGCCTGTTGATCCACTGGGAGTCTACTTTGACTTTCATTACTGTTATAAGTTTGCGGAGGCACTAAGAGGGCTTGTTAAGTGCATATACAAAACGGGCTACCTAGACCAGATAAAAGATAAAGAACAGGCTTTACGAATAGCTAATAGAATTTGTGAAAGCATTATTAAAATCATGCGAGACGAAGGAATATTAAAGAAAGCTGCAAAGTAAATTCTTTACAGAAAATAATTTAGGAGGATTTAAGAATGATAAAAATGGGATATATGACTTGGCAGGACGCTTTACTGAAGATAGCTAAACATTACGGTGGTAAAGAGCAGCTAGGACAGCTACAAGAAGAGTGTGGAGAACTTATTGTAGCTGCTCATAAACAAGTTAAGACTGATGAAAGAGCGACCTATGCTGCCTATTCTGCTAACGCCAATTTAATCGAAGAAATAGCAGATGTTGAAATAATGATCGAACAAATAAAGTTACTGTATTCTATTGATAAACCAGTTGAAGAGACAAAACAATCCAAGGTTTTAAGACAGCTAAACAGAATAGATAAGCAATTAGCTGAAGATACAGCTACTAAAATTGCCGATTTTATTGGTAATCATTTTAATGAAGTATTTTCCAAGAAAGATAAGGAGAGTAAAAATGCCAAAATGTAAACTTTGCGGTAAGGAAATTACTTTTGTAAGGACTGCCGCCGGGAAATCGCTACCTTGTGAACCTAAACTTATTCATTATTACCAAGGTAAAGGGCAAAAGATAGTAACGATAGAAGGCAACGTAGTTGAGTGTTCTTATATAGGCATAAACACAAAGCCTTTGGGTATGGGTTTCGTTCCACACTGGGGTAACTGTTCTATCCAGGGCAAGAAGAAAAAAGCTCTAAAACCAGAAATAGAGCTTTTTAAATAAAAATATTTGAAAACAAAGGAGAGAAAGACAATGAACAATAAATTATATGTAGTGCAAAAAGATGACGGATTTATTCCAAAAGGAGCTTTAGTAAAAATTGTTGGAGATTCGTTTAGGCCAGAGGCTGTTATCGTAAAAGAATTGGCTATAAAACCTTTCTGCTGTGACGGACAATGGGTTATAAATAGAACTTCTATTAAAGAGTTGAAGCATGAATTCAACATAGGAGATAGAGTGTTAAACCCTGTTTCTGGTATTGGAACGGTTATCTTTGTTGCTAATAGACATTTAGTGAATGGTTATGAAACTAATTTAGACAGAGCAAACGAACCTCTTTATATTGTTAAGTTTGATTATCCATTTTCAAAACATCACGAAGGTAAATGTATATATTTTAAAGGGACTAGAAAAAAACAATGCTATTTTTGTTCAGAGTCAATGTTAATTCCAGCTCCTAAAAAAAATAAACATAAGTTTAAGATAGGAGACAAGATTATATATAAAGACAGATATGGAGTATCTTGTCCTTACAATAAAACGACAAGCGAAATGGTTTGTAAAGTGGTGGCATATATTGATGATGTGCCTGGACTTGATCCATTTGATGATATTTCTGTAATGCCTATTAAAATGTTACACGAATCAGCTTTTTCTAATGCTGATTTTATAAAAAAAGACTCTTTTAAATAGGGCATTTTATGACGTAAACAGTAAATACTTTGTTCCATATAAAGAAAGTGAACATAAAGAGAGTGAACATAAGGAATCTGATCTTGACGTAATTAAAATTGTACATAACGGAAAAGAGGTACATGTTTTCCGTGCTGGTAAACATGCCGTTGCAAAGTGTTCTCCTGACGATACCTTTGATTTATATACCGGAGCTAATATTGCTCTTCTTAGGTTATTAAAAGGAGTCGAATAATGCCAAAGTTTACACAAGGCGATCTTGTTTATGTTGCTCACCCATACGGTGGGCAACATAAAAACAAGAAAAAAGCTAAAAAGATAATTCAGCATTTATTTGAACAGTACCCAGGAGTAACCTTTGTGAGTCCTATACATGGAATAGTAGCTCCTTATCATTCAGTACCATATTTAGAAGGCATGAAACTGTGTACGGAACTTTTAAGCAGATGTGATAGCCTTCTTTTAACTGGAAGCTGGGAGAAAAGTAGAGGGTGCTGCATAGAAAAAGAGTTTGCAGAAAAGCATAGAATAAAAACCATTATTTTAGGGGAGATATAAAAATGGACATTACTACGGAGCTCCTTATTTCTGGGATGGTTTTTTGCACATGTTGCATAGTATTTAATCTTTTTAATAGTTCATTGAAGATTGATAGGTTGTTAGAAGATATAAAAAAGAAAAAGGAGAAAAAATAATGGGAACGTCGATAATAAATCCTTGGGTGTTTTATTGGGCAGATGTATTAGAGCACTGGAAACCTATTTACAATTTTAAAGCGAAGGAACAAAAACCTTTGTGGAGAAGATAAAAAATTACATGAAAGGAAGGATAGCGTATGAGTTGGGGACATTTACAATTTAGTAAAGAGTTCAGAAACTTTATATGGAATAAGTATAATAAACACTGTGCTTATTGTGGCTGTGAACTAGAGTATAAGGATATGCAGATAGACCACTTACATCCTGTTTATTTAGGTGGAAGTGATAACACAGATAACCTTATGCCTAGTTGTAGAATGTGTAATCATTATAAGGCTACGCTTACACTAGAGAAATTTAGAAAGCAGCTTTCTAAGATGGGAAACAGATTAAACAATAGCTACGTGTATAGAATGGCTATAAAGTATAAGGTCGTTGAACAAAAGAACATGGAAAATATTAAGTTCTATTTTGAACAAGTAGAAGAAAATAAAGGAGGAAAGATAAATGAATAATTTTATTAGAATTGATCATAGCTTTATTAATACAGACAAGGTGAATATGATTAGGCCGGTTGATGTTACATATAGAGATACAGGGAAAAAGGCTTTTAAAATAGCGTTTATTTTGGAAAATGGAAAAGCTATTTTTACAGTGAGAGACTTTGAAACAATGGAAGAAGCTACAAACGCAATACGAAATTGTTTACAAAGATAAAAATATTTTATCATTCCTGGAATTGACAACGGTTTTCGACTGTGGTATAATGCAAGCTGTAAAAGTAGATAAACTTTACACACATAACCTCTGGAATTTATTCTAGAGGTTATTTTTTATGCGTATAAGGCCGTTAGCACGCCAATGCTACGGCCTTTTCTTATAATTGGTTCATCCGGCGCAAGCCGTTGAACATACAAACCCTCCTGCCGAAGAATGATGTTCGCCTGGCTTTTCCACAGTTTTCACTAGGCGAACTGACTTCGGTCTTAGTAAAGGTGGTATTAATGAAAAAATTAGGAAGAAGAAATGAAAGAGCTCAATGGACAAGTAAAAACGGACTAGCTAAGATAAAAGAATTTGCCGCAAAAGGCATGAATAAAGTAGATATAGCTAGTTGTATGGGAATCGCTTACCAAACATTATTGAACTGGCAAGGATCATATCCTATATTGTATGAAACAATGGAAAAGGGATATGAAGAATATACCCAGAAAACAATAGCTGATGTTGAGTCAGCTCTTGAAATGAATGCACTTGGACATCAGGGCAAGCAAATTAAACATATCAAAGTTAAACATGTTGAATATGCTGATAATGGAAAAAAGTTATCGGAGAACGAAGAAATAGTACCGGTGGAAGATACTGTTTATATTCCTCCCAATGTTATGGCGCAAATGTATTATTTGCAGAATAAAGCTCCTGATAAATGGCAGGATAAACGTAATGTTGTTGTTACTGCAAATGTAAGTTTTGCTGAATTGCTAGCAGAAAGACGAATGAAAAGAGCGGAAGTGATAGAGCCTGAAAAGCTCGAAAAACCGCCAAAAACACAGGTATAAACATAAGCACCTCTAAAATAAAACCGCTCAAAACGGAAATTTAGAGGTGCTTTTTTATGAGGTTGTGTAAAAATGGCAGATTTAGACAATGTTGTGCTTACAAAAGAAGATATGGAAGCTTTAGCTGATTATTGTGCTGATTATTCAAAGGACCCTCTCGGATTTGTTGAAACAGCTTTTCCTTGGGGAGAAAAAAACTCTCCATTAGAAAATCAAGATGGTGCTGATATATGGCAAAGAGAAATTCTTGAATATATGGGAGAAGAACTCCGTAAGGGTGCAAATCTAGGAACAATAATTAGAACTGCTATTGCCTCTGGACACGGTATTGGTAAATCTGCGCTTGTAGCGTGGATAATATTGTGGGGTATATCAACCTTTGAGGACACAAGAGGCGTTGTTACAGCTAATACAGCAACGCAGCTAGAAACAAAAACATGGGCAGAACTTAGTAAATGGTATGCAATGTGCATAACAAAGCCTTTATTCAAATGGACAGCAACCTCAATTTACAGTGTTCAAGACGGACATGAAAAGACTTGGAGAATTGACGCGATTCCCTGGAGTATGGACAGGCCAGAAGCTTTTGCTGGCTTACATAATAAGGGGAAAAGAATAATAGTTGTATATGACGAAGCTTCAGCTATTGACGATAAAATATGGGAAGTAACCGAAGGTGCCATGACAGATACAGATACAGAAATTATCTGGCTTGCCTTTGGAAACCCTACAAGACTACAAGGAAAATTTCACGACTGTTTTACAACTAAACGCCATCGCTGGAATGGTAAGCAAATAGATAGCAGAACAACCAAAATGGCAAATAAGGTCCTCTTTAAACAATGGGAGGAAGATTATGGAGAGGATTCAGACTTTTTTAAGGTACGTGTTAGAGGTCAATTTCCTTCCAGTGGAGACTTACAACTTATTTCAAGCGAGTTAGTTACAGAGGCAACCAAGAGATACAAGAACCTAAGACCGGAGAATTATAACTTTGCTCCGGTAATCTTTGGCGTTGACCCAGCTTGGGAAGGCGACGACTTACTTGTCGCTTACATGAGACAAGGCAACTATAGCAAGGTACTGTTCTCCATGAAAAAGAATAGTAATGATATGGAAGTAGCCGGCAAGCTTGCAGACTTACAAGATCAATACAATATGCTTGCTGGAAATATAGATTTAGGCTATGGACAGGGTATTTATTCTGCATTAAAGACTATGGGCAGAGGCGATAAATGGTCTCTAATAGCCTTTGGTTCGACGAAAACAGAGCTTATAAATGTATTTGATGATCAAGGTAAAAACAAAGATACTATTTCTGTTTACGAAAATAAACGTGCTGAAATGTGGTATAAGCTAAGAGACTGGTTAAAAGAAGGCGGTTGCGTTGAAGATAAGCCAGAAATAACCAACGATCTTACAGCTCCAAACGGATTTATAAACCCAAATAGTGGTAAATATATTCTTGAAAGTAAAAAAGACATGAAGGCTAGAGGCGTTCAGTCTCCTAACTACGGAGACGCTCTTGCGCTAACCTTTGCTAGACCGGTAGTTAGCGAAATCTACAAAAGTATAAAATATAGAAAAGCTAAACTGGATGGCAAATTAAGAAAATACGGAAGTTTATAGAGAGGAAGAATAAAAATGGAACAAATTTTAGACAATGTAGGTTCTATACAAACATATAGCTTGCCGCTAACATCTACTCCGGTACAGTTGGCCAGTGCAAAAGTAATAGCAAGACAGCTTACATCAAGAATTGCAGTAACCTTAATTAATAATACTGCCAATACTGCTTATATTGGAGGAAAAGACGTTGAAGCAGGTACAGGAATACCTGTAAAAGCCGGGGAAACATTTACAATTCCTGTTAATTCCTCTGCCATTATTCATGCTAACGGTATTTATGCTATTGGTGATGGCACTGCTGCTATTGCAGAATATTACCGCTAAGAGTTGAAAAAGTCGTTCTGTTCTGCAAAAAATATAAAAATAAAAATAAAAAAACAATATCCGTTGTTTGTCGTGTGTGCAGATAGTACGATTTTTCAAAATAGCGCCAGAACAGGCGCTAATGGAGAGCTGGCAGAGTGGCTGATTGCAACTGTCTTGAAAATAGTAATGGCTAATTACCATCGTGGGTTCGAATCCTACGCTCTCCTCCATTAAAACAAAAAGCCTGTTCATTGGGAAAGAGGTGTAATAATGTCTGTAAATCAAATAGGAACGGATTTTGGTAGTGTTGATTTCAGAATATCATTACCTAAACATATTGTTTGGAACAAGCTATTTCTTAAAATTGTAAATTGGTATGCAAAAACTAATTTCCTTGTTCATTTTTATTTAAACGGATATATACACATTGATGGTGGAATATCAAAAGAAACATTCGAATCAAAAAAAATAACTTTTTTTAGAAAACTATTTTTTATGAAACCGATAATTAAACTATTGGATATTTTCTTTAAATATGAATATAAATAACAAAAAGGAGTGTTTTACATGCAAGAAAAAGCAAAACAAATTGTGGTTGATTACTTTAATTCTCACCTAGGAACTATGGGAAAGAGATTAATTACTGTTGAAGAAGTCTTTATCGTGTGGTTTTCTAAGACATTGCAAAACTGGAAAGCTTTAGTTAGCACTACCGCCAATGACGGTGTGTACTATGAAATTACATATAATGGTGATAAGAAAGAAACGTATGTAGATGTTTATAAAAAGCTAGAAAATTATAAAGTTCAAGACTAAATTTTATAATAGAAGCTAATTTATAAAGATATTTTACAGCTTGGTAGTTCAATGGAAGAACAGCGGTCTCCAAAACCGAGGACTAGGGTTCGATTCCTTACCTTGCTGCCAGATTGCTATGTAGCCAAGCGGTAAGGCACAGGATTTTGACTCCTGTATCGGTGGTCCGATCCCATCCATAGCAACCAAATTGCGGAGTTGAGCAAAGGTAGTCTCGTTAGCCTCATAAGCTAAATGTTGCTGGTTCAAGTCCAGTCTCCGCAACCATTGTGGTCGATTAGTTAAATAGATATAACATTGCCCTGTCACGGCAAAGTTGCGAGTGCAATTCTCGCATTGACCGCCATTATTTCCTGGTAGCCCAATAGGTAGAGCGTCCGGCTGTTAACCGGTTGGTTGTAGGTTCGAGTCCTACTCAGGGAGCCAAATTTAATAATGCCTCATGTGAAACTATCCTAAATATATAGGACAAGTTGTAACATGGGGCCTTTTTTATTGGTGGCTGATACAACGGAAGGCGGTGCTTATCTGCCTATAAACCGATTAATAATGTATCAGAGGAAGCTACGCAAAGCTAAATAAGCTAGCCAAACGTGAAGTATAGCAGGGCCGGAAGGCATTAGGGGCATATACTTTGATTTTATATTATAAAAAGGAGTGGTAAACATGGATTTAAAAGAAACTGCAAATTTAATGTTGGACAAAGATTACAAAAAAAGATTTATCGCTGAGTATTGGCAATTAAAGAACAGATATGATGGCTTGCACAAAATGCTTGTAAAATACGATGCAGGTACTCTAGATTTTAAGCCTTCTTGTAGCTATGATTTGCTATCTAAGCAAGCTAGATCAATGGGAGAATATTTATACTATCTAGAAGTCAGAGCTGAAATTGAAAAAATTGATTTACATTATTATGAAAAAGTAACAGGACCGTGTGAAGTGGTTGCTAGAACCGCGGATGTGATTACTACGCATACTATTTCTACTCAATTATAGCTAATATTTGCCAAACTGAACCGGGATTAATGATCCTGGAGAGCATACAAGAAGGCCGAACTTGTTATCAGTGATACAGCGATAATAAAAACCTGCACATAATGGTTAGCTACCATAGCTACCTAGTAGGTAAGAATAAATGGTACTAGGTGAAAGTCTGCGAAGGCAAAATTAGCTTTATTTATGGATAGATGGGCGAGTGGTTTAAGTCAGAAGTTCGCTAAACTTCCGTGCTATTCAATAGCACCGTAGGTTCAAATCCTACTCTATCCGCCAATAAGGAGCGTAATTGATCTGGAGAGGCCCAACTGAATAAGCCCACCCCCTGACCCCAGGTTTAGTGAAATAGCGTATGTTTCCTTTATCCTGGTTGCTCCATTAAATATTAAACAAACTGGTATGCTGGCGTATATAGGAAGCGCACTAGGGATTGCACTCTAGTTGCGGTACGTTAAGTGAAAGAACGGGTTGACCCCATAACGAGTGCAACCACTTCTATTCTACAGCGGAAGCTACAGTTGCTGAATGCAAGATAGGCAGCTGCGGTACGTAGCAGGGCTTAGGCATGGGGCATACGTACATATATTATAAGCGGTAGTAACTCAGTGGTAGAGTTCTTGCCTTCCAAGCAAGCTGCGCGGGTCCGACTCCCGCTTACCGCTCCAATTATGCTGACATAGCTCAACGGAAGAGCAACTGATTTGTAATCAGTAGGTTGAAAGTTCAAATCTTTCTGCCAGCTCCATAGCAACAAATAAATATTACCGGAGGCGCTAACTATGCAAAAGACAACAAATTGCCACTTTTTCTTTAGTGGTGGAGGTGATCCGGGCATTATCTATCTAGTGGCTAACAAGAAACAATAGCCGCTGCTTTATACAGATAGTTGAAAGGAGGTGGAACAATTATGAACATGAAGTGTGGAAAAGGCAAGGGTGGAAAGAAAGGCAAAGGCGGTAAGGGTTGCTAATGCAAAACAACGCTATTTTTAGTTAAAAGGTATTAAAAGTATTCATAACAAGGTGAAAAAATGGAACTTCAACAAGGACAAGACCTAAATGCGCTGATAAATTCAGCACAAGAACAAGAGAATAGTGAGCAAAAGCCTATAGACGTTATAGTCAACTTAGCCGAGGAAGAGGCAAAAGGCAAGGAAGTTAGTTTGAGTACGCTGAAAGAGTCCGAGAAAAAGAAGATAATGGACGCGTATATTCAGGCGAGGGACGTTGCCAAGAACTATTATAGTGATACGGTTGAGAGCAAAATACAAAAACGTTGGGACTTATTTATTGGTACAACAGCATTGTATAAGAAGAAATTCCCAAGGCTGTCAGAGACCAGTAACTTTGTTTCTAAGGATATTCAGACTGCTATTAATTGGCTAATGCCTGGATTCATGGACGCATTTACAGGTACAGATGATCCTGTTGAAATCAAGGGCGTAAACGTTGAAGATGACTCTAGAGCTAAGAAAACGCAGGAGCTTTTAAGCTATCAGCTTACCAGAAAGAACAATTATACACAGTTTATGGACACAATTCAGATGATGGGACTTGCCGTTAATATGGGTGTGGCCAAGGTGTACTGGAAGCGTGAAGAGGATAGAAAAGCCTACAAGATAATGATTTCTGATGACCAAATGGACATTATTCTTGCGTTAGAGGACGCTGTAGCAAAGGGTGAAGCCGAAATAACCAAGGTTGAAGCGATTAAAGAGGCTCCTAATTTGCGTATGGTTTACTTTGACAAGATAAGCACAACGGCTAATCATCCGGTAATAGCTTACCTGCCGCCTAACGAATTTATCTTTACACCGGACGCTGCTAACATTCAAGAGGCCAAGTTTGCCGGACACAGAAAGCTTGTTTCCGGCGACTACCTCAAGAGAAGAGAGCAAGAAGGACTGTATAAAGACGTTGATAAGGCTATGGCAGAATCTTCTAAAGGTGATACAACAACTACTAGCTGGGAGGACGAGAAGAATATTGAGACTTCCACTATACATGATCGCCTGGAAGATAACGATACTGCCTCCACCATGTATGAACTAATAGAAGGATATATTGCAGTTGATTATAATAACGATGGTGTTTATGAGCACCTTATAGTCCATGCAATAGGCGATACTCCTATTAGAATTGCAGAGAACGAGCTTAAAATTAAGCCGTTTTTTATCAATGAAGCTGTTCCGGACGCGGAGACAATCTTCCCAGAGGACAGATGTTTCACTGATGTTTTGGAACAATTACAGGATGTTAAGACTGCTCTTATCAGGCAGGTTATTACCATCATATCTAAAAATAACTCTCCACAAACGTTTGTAGACGACGAAAAAGTGGACATGGACGCTCTAATTGATAATCAAGAGCTTATTCCAACTAAAGGAAGGCCGCAGGATAGCGTAATGCAAGTACCGCAGCTTAACTTATCGCCTACTACAATGGAACTGATTAACTACTGTCAGAACGAGGTAGAAAGTCAGAGTGGAAGCACAAAATATAATCAAGGCATGGATAGCAATTCATTAAATAAGACCGCAACTGGCATTACCGCTATTATGGGTGCTGCCGAGAAGCGGTCTATTTATATTGCTAGATTAATGGCTCAAAACTTCCTTGTTCCTATGTTCAAATATATTATTCTGCTTAATCAAAAGTACTTGGACGACGAGACAATGTTCCGTTTAACTAACGAAAACGTCTCCATAAAGAAAGAGGACCTGGACGTTGACTTTGACTTTATTGTCAATGTTGGAGCTGGAGCGGGAACAAAAGAAGCAAAAATCAACTACTTAATGGTAGCTATGAACTCAATTCTTCCTTTATTACAGCAACAAGGCTTAGTAAATGAAAAGACTTGGTTCGCTATCAGTAAACAGTTGTTTGAAAATATGGGCATTAGAACCGTTGGAAACAACGTCTTAGACCCGAACGATCCGCAGGTTGCGCAGATGTTGCAGCAGAAAGCACAGCAACAAATGCAGATACAACAAGCTCAAACACAGCAAATCATACAGGCTCAAATGCAATTACAGAAGATTAAATCCCAGGCTGATATTGAGAAAGCAAAGGTTCCTCATACCAGCGTAAGCTATAAAGACCTTCCCGGCGACGCCAAGGTTGGAATATTACGTTCTTATGGTGTAGATACTACGCCACAGGCAGTACAAGCCAAGGAGGTTATAGACCATGCGTGAAAGCAATAGGTTTATTAGGTTCTTAAATAGAGCTAGAGACAAGGTTGTTGACCCAAACAATGACGTCTCCAGAGCTGAATCATTGAAAGCTTACATCAGGGAAGGTACACAAGCCGAGGCTGTGGCTCCGGTAATTGATCGTTGGCTTGACGATTTAGAGACAAGAATATTGAAATCTCTAGCAATACCTGAAAGAAACAGGCAAATAAGTGTAGAGGAATTATCTACTATCTATCGTACTGGGCTGGACATAAGAAAAAGCATAGAGCATGAAATAGTACTTAAAATCCAAAAGTCTGAAGCATACGATAGAAACTTTAGCGAGGAAAAACCCAAGGAGGAGTCTTAAATGGACAATGAAAATGTTGATAATGAAGTAGATGTACAGGAAAGTACAGCGGCTAATGTAGTTGATAACCAGGGGACTGAGGACAATGCAGAAGCCACTACCGGTACGAGCGGTGTCGTTGAAACGGGCGAAAAGAGCTCACCAGAAGCAGACAAAACCTCTTTAGAAGATCAGTCTAAAGACGGCACTACTGAACCGGAAGAAGGAGTAATTAGGGCCGGCGGACTTAAAATGATTAAGGACCCTGACACTGGCAAAATTGATATTGTAGACGACGTTCCGGAGAAAGAAGAGGAACAGGCAAAGGAATCTACAGAGAGTAAAGAACCTACGACAGAAGATAAAGAAGCGGCTGCTAAAAAGGCAACTACTGATATTAATAAGGCTGCCAAGGTTACTGAATATACTCCAGCAGAGCTAGAACAAGCCATTAGAACCAACACTTTGGACGAAAACAGAATGCCTCCGAGTGTTAGGGAGCAATGGAAAGCTTCTCAATATCAGTCTGCAATACAAAAAGCTACTACTCCGGTTAAGGAAGCTACAACTGTTACGCCTGAACAGCAGGCCCAAATCCAAGAAGCTCGCGTTAAGTTTTATTCTAAAATAGAAGCAGAGGCTTCCGAGCAAGCATTAAAGGATATTGGGCTAACAAAAGACGATATTGAAGCAGCAGAGTATAGCGATGATGAAGCTCTGCACCAGAAAATCAATGCCTATAATGCCGCCAAAGAAGTTAATAGAGCTAGAATGATTAACGAACTTACGGCAACTATGACAGCTCAACAGGATCAAGCCAATAGGCAAGCTGAAATAATGAATAATGCCAAGGCTTATTTCAAGACTGCTGTTGAAAAGGAACCTAACTGGCAAGAAATAGACGCATTGATGAACGAAAGATACAGACGTATGCCGCTAGAAGAAGGGGAACCCATTAAGGTTTTATATCAACATTGGGCTCAAAATTCACTCACGGCAAGCGATGTAGAGCTAGCTAAAAAGTATTATGAAGATACTAGAAAAGAATATTATGCTAGCAAAAACGGAGTTAAATTGAATACTCCGGTACGTTCTAAGCCTCCGGTTGTAGAAACACCTGGAACAAAAGCACCTAAGACAAGGGAAACCTTTAATGTTCGTGCTTTCAGACATGCAACAACCAAGGAAAAGGACGCATTTTTCAATAAACTGTTCGCAACAATGGACAGTAAATAGGTTAAAAGAAGAGCAGTTACCAGCAGACTGCTCTTTTTTTATATACAAAAATAACTTATGAGGTGATTATTTATGGCATTAAACAGAACAGTTAGTCCTTCTAAGTCTCAATCTTTGACTTATGAAGCACTGGGCAATGCAGAGGACTTTTCTCCTATTATCAATAACATTGACCCTACAAAGACTCCTTTTCTGTCTACCTTTGACGAACTTCCCGACGCAAAACAAACCGAGTTCAACTGGCTGACAGAAACTTTGAATCCTCCTAAAGAAAATGCTCAACTGGAAATGAGAGATTATTCTACTCAAAAGGTTGGCTCTTTGGAGACACTCAAGAATTATACACAAATTCTTGAAAGCACTGGTAAGGTATCCGACTTGCAAGAGAAGGTTGCTAAGGTTTACCAAGGCACACCTATGAACCGTGCACGTAAAAACGCTATGATTGAACATGCTAAAGATACCGAATTTATGTTAGCAACATCTAACAAATGCAACTCTGGTACAGACGCTGTTGCAGCTCATAGCGGTGGTGTTAAGTACTTTATGAAGGTAGAAAGCTATCCTGCTACCTTGGATATTGCAAAAGGTATCGTTACAATGGATGGCGGCGTTGAACACAACCTTAAAGACGGCGACTTCGTATACTTTACCGCTGATACAATGCCTACTGGCTTGCAAGAAAAGCTTGTTTACTATATTCATAGGGACACAACAAATCCCACTACTGCCTTCACAATTTTCAACACCATTGAGGACGCAGTAATGAATACAACTGCTAAACAAGTTACTCCTACTACTGCCGGAACAGCGTTAAAGGTAGTAAAGAATAACGTTATTTCTCTTCATGGCGCAGCAGATTACACCGTTGACGACATCAACGACGTAATGCAAATGTGCTCTATTCGTGGTGGTAATCCTACCCGCGCATTTATGAGTCATAGAAAGAAACGTCGTTTCTCCGATATTATCCGTGGCTTAGCAACAACAAACCGCAAGAGCGGCGATCACGACATGGATATTACCGCAAACGTGTTCCAAACTGACTTTGGTATTATTACTGCTGAGTCTCATCCTCTTTATGGTGATGACAGAATTGATATTCTGGACATGAACTATTGGGGAATTAAGTACTTGGAAAGACCGCACCAAGTAAAAGGCTTAGCTAAGAAGGGTTCTTATGAGGAATTTGTTATCACATCTACCCTTGGTTTGCAAGCTACACAACCTAAAGCAAGCGGTTCTTTAGTTGATATTGCACGCTAGTTTTAAACAAAAGGCACTTCTATGTAAAAGTAGGAGTGCCTTTTTCTTTTAGATATGGAGAGTTCAAATGATAAAAAACCAAGAGTTTATAGAAGAAAACGATGGCAAAGGCACTGTAAGACTTATAACTCAGGTTGACCCGACTGCTGCCATAGAAGAAGCTAAGGCCGCAACAGAAAATGGTGGACGTATTAAGACTGGCAATGTTGAATGGATAGACCTTGGCAGTTTTCCACAGGAAATGTGGGCTTATGATCCCTGGCTTATCGAAGCTAGAAAGGCTTCTTCTGCCGGAGACATGGGAGAATACAACAGACTTATGCAAAAGTTTTTTGAGGTTCACAAGTGTTTTAAGACTATCGCTAGAAAGAAGTACTGGTAGGAAGTAGGTAGGAAAATGACAATAGCAGCACAATCTGTTTATAGGGCAATTCAAAAGAAGTTCAAGGATAACAACGAGAGTTTTCACAATGAATATGAAACCTTGGACGCTATTAATGAGGCCATTAGATACACAAATAACGTTCTTGCTCTCCGTAACAGCGACTTTTTGGAGAAGAGCATTACTTATAACCAAGACGAAATGAACGCGGAAATAGATGTTTATAACGCTGGACTTACCGAGGGACAGACAAAAAAGGAATATATAGACCTTGCAGAAGAAGGAATTGACTTACCAGAGGACTTTGTAAGCATGATTTCTATTGTAATGACTAGAGAAAATTATCACATGCACCCTATTCCAGCCGTAGAACCTATCCTGCAAGAGACCGATTATAAGATAATTGGCAACAAATTATTTGCTGGTTCTGACTGTACAATGCTTTATAAAAAGCAGCTAACAGAAGTTAAGAACTTGGAAACAGAAAGCATAGACTTACCGTACACGTTCTTTGACTTGCTAGTTAAAATAGCAGCAATGATTTTAGTACAGGACCCGAACAGTGATGTTTTGCTCCAAACAGTTACAGAAACAGTAAATCAGATTGTTCCTCGCAGAAGATACTCAAACGCTCGTATTCGTATGCCGTGGACAGTATAGAGGTGGATCATGCTAGTAACAACAGCAATAGAGAAAATTAAAAGTGCAACACACGATATTTCTGACGAATATTCAACAGACAGATGTATAGATTTCCTAAATAATGCTATTCAACAAATAGCTTCTTTGCTTATTTCTGCTAAATATCCTGGGTTGCTTAAAGAGGTAACACTTATAGATGGGCAAGACTTACCGGACAATTATATGAATTGTGTCGGTAGTTATCCTATCAGAATTACAGCAGGGAAGGTAAAACTTCTGGATGGATATACTTCAATTAGGTTCAGATACTTTTCTACACCTGCTAATTTAACCGGCGTAACCGGAGAAAAGCTTCCGTTTGATCATAATGCACTAGATGAAGCGGTGGTTATGGTGGCTGTATTATTGGCCAAGAACGAAAACGAGTACGATATTACGTCTGATATTACCATGTATCAGCAACTACAAAGTGCTATTGCAGCAGGAATGACGGGACAAAACGCCGCCAAGTAGGTGATATGTTATGGCAGATACAATAGAAAAGAAAATAGTGGAAGCTCCTAGTTTACCTACTACGGTACAAGGTGATGGACGTTATCTAATGTCTATCCTTAAAAAGTACCTGGAGGAAAGCAGTACACAAATCAACCTTGCAAATGGTTACTCCGCAAGCGATTTAAAGAATAACGGCGACAGCGGAACTCCACAAGATTTCATAGTAGACTTTAACCGTAATGGCGTATTGTTTACATGGAAGCACCTAGCAGACATAACAAGTCTTGCCTATTATGAGCTACGAACAAATACAAATGTAGGAAGTACAGTAGGTTTATTAGATAGAACCTATGATAATCAGAGCACTAATGCTCTGGTAAGCTACGTTGATACCGTTTATTTGTATGCGATTTATAAGAACGCTACATACGGAACCCCGGCTACACTAACATATACAAAACCGAGACCGGATACTCCCACAGATATTGCCTTGACTAAGAATAACGAAGGTACATTGATTACCTTTTTAGATATTCCTAGCAACTGTATTGGTGCCAATATCTACATTAATGGGGTGAAATATTCCACAACAGACAACATTTATCTGTTTAAACATGAGCCAACTTACAGAATAAAGGTAGTGGAAGTAGCCTATTATGATAGCTTCGGTGAAGGCGAAAGAGGTATTCTGTACTGCGTATTACCAGATATAACAGGCTTTTTGGTTGAACGTAATGGTTCTATACTAGACTTTTACTGGGACGTTTTAAACATTTATAACGTCCAATACTCTGTTAGAGTAAACCAAACACCCGAATGGGAAAGCGGCATGGAAATATTCAGAACTAAACTGAATAAGAAAAGCTACATTTACCCTAATACTGGTGGACATTATTTCTTAATTAAAGCCGTAGACGAGCATAACAACACGTCAGAAAACGCTGTATATTTCTACGCAGACCATGATATAGAGATAAACAAGAACATTATTCTTAACTTTAAACAACTGGATGTGGCTTATAATGGCAACAAAATTAACTGCTATTATGACGCTGTTTCTCAGGGGTTACGCTTAGAAAAGTCAGCTTTGACTGCTGAATATCTGATAGCGGTTAATCTTCCACAGAAATATAAAGCTAGAAATTGGCTTAACATGGACGTGCAAGGAGTAAGTAATAATAGTTCTACTTGGGATGACTGTAATTTTACCTGGGATTCAAAGGAAGCTAATACCTTGTCATGGTCCGGTAAAATATCAGACTTAACCGGAGTTGTAGTCCAAAAGCAAATAGCTATAAGTGCAGTAGAGGCTAGCAGTCTAGCATTAATGACACTAGAAAATACTGTAACTGCTGAAACAGGGCAAGTTCCGTTTGAAAATATAGGTACAGATACCTATGCTTCCGGAAGATGGGCGAACGGACTTAAAATAAAAGATACCACTAGATTAGCTTATGATGTAGAAGGAACAAGCAACTTTCATATAGTATTCTGGTTAAAAAAAGAAAGTGATCTTCCGGACACTGTTCTAATGACCATAGCTAATGCAAACGGTACAGGACTATATGAAATAGGCTATTCAAGTTACGATAGTTCTTTCTATTTAAAAGCTTCAGACAATAAAGAAATAAAATTAAAAACAGTAATGCAAGAGCGAGACTGGATCATGCTAGGTATTTCACAAGGCGCCAGTAAGCGCTCTTTTTTTATTAAAGATTTAGGCTTCAATTCTACGGATAGCGGAACAATAGAAGCTTCTCCTTGTGGAATACTGGGGAAAATTTATTGCTATCCTAAAATTTTGATATAGAGGTGCAAACATGAAAATAGAAAGCTTTAAAATTAAAGGTTCTATGACAATGACTAAGATTTCTCCTAATGGAGACGTAGAAACAAGACGCAAAGACAACCTAATTCTAAATGTTGGCTTTGATTTTATTGCAAATGCTTTGTGTGCAACAACAAACAGACCTAGCGTAATGGGATATACAGCACTTGGTACAGGAACAACTGCTGTTGACGCAGCACAAACAGCCCTTGTAACAGAGCTTGCTAGAAAGCCGGCTACCTATGCTCATACCGCAGGAACCAAAGTATTTACCTTATCTACTACGTTTCAAGCTGGAGAAGCTACAGGAGCTATCACAGAAGCTGGTATTTGTAATGCCAGTTCAGATGGCATTTTCTTAGATCGCCTTACGTTTGCAGTTATGAACAAAGGCGCTGACGATATTATTACAACTACTTTCCAATTCACATTATCTTAAAGGAAGTATGAGCTATGGGTGCTACTACAAGAATTGAATCTGTTACATATCTTAAATGGAATGACTGTAATTTCACATGGGACAGTACAGAAGCTGGAAAAAGCTTTGCTGACTTTGGCTATTTGACCTATGTCATGGAAGGTACGGAAGAGATTTCAGTATCGGAAGTAGTACAAAAACTACCATTGCTCAATTTTAATGAGCTCCTAAGCATAGCGGAAACTGATAATAAGGACATTAGTATTCTAAAAAAAGAAGCTATTAATGTTGCGGAAGTCTACTGGGATGTAATGAATTTTATCCTAAATGTTTCCGAAAGTATTTCCTTTAAAGAGATTAATTCAAAGGGAATAACTAAAAAGTATGCAGAGCAAATAAGAACCGTGGACAAAGTAAGTAAAACAATTTATATAAACAAAAAAGAAATTGTTTCACTCTTGGACACAGTATTGAAACAAGTAGTATTTTATCGTGTGTTATTTGAAGAGCTGGCCTTAGAAGAAGGAAGCTTCAAAGAAATAGACATAAATAAAACAGAACGCTTTGCTTTGGATGACAGGCTAACGAAAACATTAAACCTGAATCTAAGCGAGAGCGTTCTTTTTAGTGATTTTTTTAATAGAAGTATTAGCTTTAAGCGCGTTCTTGAAGAAACTATTAACTTCTTAGACTTACCCAAAAAGAGAGCATACCTAAACAAACAAGAAACTATTGCTGTGCTGGATCGTTTCATTAGAGCTAGCAACGCCATTTTATCAAACATTGAGGTAGACGCAGAGGAAATGACACTAGAACAGTTTATTCAGGCGGCTAATAAAGCTTCTGGATATGGCTCCTTTGCAGATTTTAATGTAGGTGAATATGAGTATCAAAAGGCCCTTGTAAGAATATTGGTTAGTTCTAATGAGACCAACGCGGCTCCAGTACTTTACGGTGTTGAACACCATGTTGATATTGACGATACAGACGATAGAGGCATTGTAACGATAACAGATACAACACAGACTACTAAGGTTTACTACAACAAGCATTATTACAATGCTCCGGAAGTAAACGTAACCATAAAAGGTGGTTCTCAAAGTACTGGCGTTATTATCCCAGTTATTGAGGCCACAGACGGCCTAGACGATAGCGGAAGATACTTCACTGTATCACTTTATAACTCTAGTTATACGCGTGTTACAGGTACTATAGCGTGGGTAAGCAAAGGATATTAGAGGTGAAAAAATGCAAAAATATATAGATATTCTCGGTACTGATGAGGTAAAAGACAGTAGAGAAGTAATTAATAATAATATAAAAACAGTTGCTTCTGACTTCTCTGGTACAGCTTTCCCAACAGAAAACCTAGTAGAAGGCATGACTTGTTATCGTACCGATCAGAAAAAACTTTATCGCTACATAACTGTTGACAGTACTCTTGCATGGGTAGTGGATAGAACTTACTCTGTAAATGGTCAAACAATAGACGCCAACGGAAATATTAAACTTGAAGATTATGTAACAAAACTTACTGTTAAAGGAACAACTGTAACAGTAACAAAGAAAGATGGAACTACTTTTGACATAGTAACACAAGATACAACCTATTCTAACGCAACACAAACAGCTAACGGCCTTATGAGTTCTGCTGATAAGACAAGACTTGACGGTATAGTAATTCCTACTTCCTTACCTGCCAATGGCGGTAATGCAGATACATTAGATAATCTTCATGCTTCTAGTTTCTTGCAGCTATCTAACGGGTATGTACATGAATTTTGTTTAGCAAGACAAAACGATTCAATAGAAGGTGGGCAACTTGATTTTCAGTTAGCAAACGGTACGCAAATCGCTAGCATTGATATTTATAATGCTCAATTTAGATTTCTTTTACCTTCCGCAGTTGGAATGATAGTTGATTCATCTGGTGTCTATTTTTCAGCAAGCAATTTGTCGGGGAACGGATTTAACAGATTAAATAATAACTTACTTCTCCAGTGGGGATATTCAGGAGCTAGGCATACAACGTTTCCTGTTACTTTTGGAACTTGTTTACAGGTTTACACTCAATACGCTGGCACAGAAGAAAATACATATAATCGTGACAATGAACCAATTAATATAAACGCTTCTGGTTTTGATATTTATGAAACATCTAGTGCTACTTTGCCATATAGGTGGTTTGCAATAGGAGTTTAAATACCAACCGCAAACCAATAAATGTTTCCTCCTTGCTCATTATTTTGCAGTGTCATACTTGCAGCTCCTTTTGATATTACTTTAGTGCCGTTGTTATAAGAATCATTAGATGTAGTTTGCGTAGATTGTGTAAATGCCGCAAAACAGGTATTAAAGCTTACAGGATAGGTTACAGCCACAGATGTAGCTTGACCAATATAAACTGTTCCCCACTGGGGATATTCAGACTCTCAACATACAACTTTTCCAGTTACATTCTCAAATGCACTTCAAGTTTATTCTCAATATGCTGGTACTAATCGTGGCTACACCGCTAACAGCGAAACTAGACCAATTAATATAGCTAATTCTGGCTTTGATATTGAGCAAAGCTTTATCGTCCCATATCGCTGGTTTGCAATAGGTGTTTAAATTCCTATTGCAATGTATCTAAGGGTTCTGCCAGCTGGACAGTATGCAGTAAAGCCTGCATTTGAATATGATGTGAAACCAAAATCATTTTCATCATATTGGACGCCATGCAATCCACTTACTATTCCAAAGCAAGTACTAAATGTTATCGGAAATGCTATATATCCATTAGTGCCAGCGGGAATAGTTCCCCACTGGATAATAAATCCGTTTGGAAGGGTATTGTAGCCATTACTATTTTTACTATATCCCCCGGCATATATCCCTAAATAACTTATATCAAGATTAACGCTCCCATTGTAGACAAAACGAAAATGGTTTTTCCATGCATCAAGCCACATATCTGGATTACCATCAGACTTTTGAAAACGTATTTCACCGCCTTCGTTTTCTGTATTCTGACGGGCTATGTAAATGGTTGATGGCAGATATCCGTTAGAGAATATCTAACGGATATATTCCATCTAGTAATGTGTTTGCAAGGACCGATTCAGATACACAAGGAGGTAATATATTTTTACAAAATTCTAATAATAATAGCTTAGTAGGAATAAGTTTAATAAGATTAAGTGGAGTTCCATATATACGTTTCGTAGATTATGGCAGTTATGATGGTCAAGTAAGAATACCATTCTATTTTAGCCTTTTAAGTGGTGTATCTGTAAACGGTATTTATTCAGCTGCTGCAAATGGCTATAACAGATTAAACAACAACATACTTATCCAGTGGGGAACAGTGAGCAATTCAAATATTGGATATGACACCGTTACTTTCCCCGTGACCTTTAACCAACTGTTTTCAGTAGTTACAAAATCAGCATATAAGGGAAGTGAAGGAGCTGGTGAAGAACGTTATATAGAATGGCAAAACAATGCCCAATTTAGGACAGGGCATGATTCAGGTGGCTTTAATTGGATTGCCGTTGGTATTTAAATACCTATTGCGGCCCAATTAAATCCTGCATAGCCATTACCATTATCGTAAATATTGCCATAAAAGCCAGAATTACCAACCTCTTTAATCGCAAAATTGCTTTGTGAACCCGTTAAGTTGCTACCGGTAATTGGAGACCCAACGACAGAGAAAACATTCCCAAAAGTTACAGGAAACGTTATATAGGTATCTCTTGCTGTACTGGAGACTGTTCCCCAGTGGGAAGAGTTGCGTTTTCTGGTAAAAGTACTTATATAACTTTTCCTGTAACGTTTTCTTCTGTATTTACTGTTTTAACAGGAGTAAGCGATAATTCACAAGATCAGTATGGAGACAATAATGCAATGGGAATTTCTAATTCTGGATTTACTGGATGGAAATATCAAGAAGCTGCTCACACGCTTTATTGGTTTGCAATAGGTATCTAACGGATATATTCCTTATAGTTCCACTTTTTCTAATGGTGATACTAGTAATCATGGTGGCCAAGTTTGCCTAAGAGATTGGAAATCATCAAACACTGTAGGAATTGACATATTTCCTATTGATGGAGGAACAAATAGCAGACCAGTAATGCGTTTTATTAATTACGGGCTTTATGATGGACAAACTCGCATATCTATGTTTTTAGATTTTATTAATAGCAAGTTGTATTGTGGCGGTACTTGTTTATCTACAAATGGATATGATACTCTTCTTAACGGAGTACTTATCCACTGGATAACTACTCCGTTTGTAAGCCTAGAATAGCCATTTGCACTCGTAGAATAGTAGCCATTATATAAATCAGCATAAGAATAGCCTATTCCTTGAAAGGTAAAACTGTGCTCATCTCCGGCAATTCTTGCAATAAAATCTAATCCATCGTTACGATCTTTATGAAAATCAATTAAATGGGTTGTTTCGAGAACTTCGCCATTAATTATGGCAAGATACCAAGGTCCATAATCTTGACGATACCCGTTAGATATTCTCTAACGGATATGCGCCAAGTTTAGAAATATCTGCTGTTATTCCTTATATTGATTTTCATTACAATAACAGTACGGCTGATTATACTCAAAGATTAGCTGCTATTTCTAATACAGCGTTACAAATAATTCCCGGTGAATTGTATTTAGGCTCATTCCTTGCCTTGGCTAGAGCAGGTGTAAGCTTTTCTGCAAATGGTTATTATATGTTAAACGACCATTTTATTATCCAGTGGAGAAGAAAACCGTTATTTAAACGTGTGTAACCATTAGCAGCAGAATTATAGCCTCCAAAATAGACTAAATTACTTATTCCACTTGCGTTTCCCATAACCATAAATTGTATTTGATTATTATATACAAATCTAAAATTTGCATAATAGGCATCAATAAACATATCAGGATTTCCATCCGCTTTTTGAAATAATAACCTTCCTCCATCAGTTGTAGTATTTACCCTAGCTAATATAAAAGTTCCAGAGGTTACATATCCGTTAGAGAGTAAATAGACTAATATACACAATTATTGTGTATGTTATTGTGTTTACACTCAAAACATGAAAGGAGTTTTTTATGGAAACAACAGGACAAAAAACAGATACACAAAAAATAATGGCTAAGTTTGATAATGCGGGGAACCGTACTCATACTTATATCTGTGATACCGACGATCAAGTAAAAGCTTATGAAGCACAAGGATTTGTTGAGATCACAAAGGACGACTGGAATACTTACATAGGAAATAGGGCGGATGGTATTAAATATGTCCGTGGCGCAGACGGAAAGCCTACTCCATATATAACAACCTTAGACGAAGATAAAGCTACAGCACTCAATTATCAATATCAAAAATATCAAAAATTGAAATACGCTATTGCCTGGTTAACTGATGGTAGTGGTTACGGTTTTGACACTGATAAGGACAGTCAGACTGACTGGCTTGCTGTCGTAACAGTGCTCCAGACCAGTGGTGCAGCCAACGGATTTTACAAGGTTTACACTGATAAATCTGATACTGCGAAAAAGGCTTTTGCACCTGTAACTCTTTCTCAGCTACAAGAAGCAGGAAATGTCTCTAGAGCACAGCAGACTGCGGCTTATGAAGGATTTGAACAGATTAAAGCAGAAATCAATAGTTGTGTAACAAAAGAAGAGGTGGAAAAGTATATGCCTTGATAAACGGCATGGTTAAGCCATTTGTTACACTTTATAGCATAAGCACAAATTAAGCACAGTTGGTTAAGCTAGTCTAGGAGCCAATTTAACGTATAAAAAAATATATGAAAATTATATTGTTACTCGCAAGTTAAGCACAAAAAGCCTATTTTAATAGGTTAATTGCCTTGCGTAGTTCATGTATATTTTTATGTGTATAATGTTTCTCCGTAACCCCAGTACCGGCGTGCCCCATTAACATTTTTATTGTAAAAGGATTGGCACCGGAGTCATTAAGCCTGGTAGCAAATGTGTGTCTCATTTCATGCGGCGTGTGTTTTAAGTGTAGTTCTTTCATAAATTTCACGAACTTACTTCTAAATTTGCCGTATGAAAGCTTTTCGGGACCACCTATGACATAACTATTGCCTTCATGTATTGCAAGCTCTATAAAAGGCATTATGCACTTATGTAAAGGAACAGCTCTATTTTCACCCGCTTTAGTCTTAGACTTTGTAACAATAAGATACTTCTGGCGCAGCTTTATATCCTCGCTTCTTAGATTTAACAGTTCTGACGGTCTTAGACCAGTATAACAACCAAGAATAACAAAATTCTTAAAAGGATCAGAAGATAATTTAACTTTGTTTAGCTGCCTTGTGTTAAAGGGCAGCTTTTTCTTATGCTTGTCGTCCTTAGCTATTGTAATAAAAAGAGAGTAGTCCTTATCCGTTACATCATATTTGATAGCATACGAATACATCTGATGATACAAATTTCTAACTTTCTTTTGAGTACTATAGCCAATTCCAGAATTATTAATAGAATTTATTATTTCTTGTAAGTCAGAAAGGCGCAGAGAGGCGAAGTGCTTATCCCATAGAGGTTTACTATGTTTAAAGCTATTATAATCACTACTCTTTGTGGAATTGGAAACTGCCGGGAATTTCTCGGACTTGAAAAGCTCGTAGACCTGTTTAAAAGTTATGTCATTTTTAGAAAATAAACTTGGGTTATCGTGATATTTGAGAAGTAGTGCAAGTCCGTCCTCATACGTAGGAGTATAGCCAATGGGTTTTTGCTTTCCTTCTTTAGATATTTTAACAACAAAAGGGTTTCGTCTCGTTCCCTTCATTTTGTATACGGTTCCGAATCCATTTTTAAGCTTCATAAACAAACCATTCCTTTCAATATTATTGACAAAATTATTAAAGGCCAGGAGAGAATAGAAAATATGGAAAATAAAATTAAACCAGGAGCAAAAACATGCTAATTACAGTAGAAAATGTTAGTGCGTATTGTGCTGTTTTAACTTTATCAGCTCTTTTTATAAATAAGGTTGTTGTAGAACCATTGAAAAATAGTATTGATAGATTAACAGAAACAACTAAAACTCTAACAGAAGAAGTGCAAAAACAACGTGAGCGCATGGCTTTAGCAGAAGCAAGCTTGAAATCTAGCCATAAAAGACTTGATACATTTGAAGAGCGCTTACAGGCAGTAGAACACAAGTGCGAAACTTGCGACTGCAAGAAATAGGGGTGTTGAAATGAAAAGAAGTAATGAACACCAAATAAAAAAGATTATGTTTTCTGGTCTGGTAGGCGGCGTGAATGTTGCGCAAGTGCCGGAACAGATAGCAGAAACTGACATGCAACTTTGCGAGAATTTTCTTTATGATTTAGATAGTCAAAGACTGGTTGGCAGAGGTGGCTTATCAGCTCCGCTTACAACCTTTCAAAATCCTATTCGTGATTTGTTTTATGATGTGGATACTAATGTGTTAGTTGCATTTTTAGAAACAAGAGAAACGTATGCTTTTAATAATGGGTATAATCAAACACCTTCCTTTCTAGGTACTGTAAGTGGTACAAAGTCTCCTAGCTGTGTAAAGTTTATGGATAAGTTATGGATAGCAAGTGGAGGAGTTCTACAATACAGTAATTTTAATTCAATTACATTAATACCTGCTGCTCCAACATGCGATTTAGTTTTCCAGCGTTTTGGTCGTTTAGCTGCTATTCAAACCGGAAACGATAGAATAACCTATTCCGATACTGGAGACGGAACAGGATGGAGCAATGATTCTAATGTTGCCTCTTCAAGCCAATGGTTAGACGTTGGATATGGCGACAGTGGAGATATTATAGCTGTTGTTCCGTTAGCAACAGATATGATTATTATAAAGAGTAACGGTATGATTTATCAATTCACCGGAGATAGCGATTGGAATTCATGGAACGTATATAACATTGCTAACAACGCGGACCCAGTAGGCGTAGCGACAGCTACAAATATAGGGGATAGCGTTGTTTTGTTATCTACTAGAGGTTTGAAAAGTTTAACAACAACAATGGACTATGGAAACATAACTCCTAACGATATAGGAGACAAATTTAATAAGCTCATAACAACTAACATGTATGAGCCTAAAATTTGCCATCTAAAAAGACGTAGCACAATTATGATCAGGCCGACAACCGATAAAACATATTGGATAGCCTTTAATTATCGCATTGGTGCAGCAACAGTTATTAGGTTTGGTCTACCAATTACAAGTATTGTTGAAACAACTAACGATGTGCTAGTTGCTTCCGGTACTTGTTTATATAAATGGGCAAATGAATACGCTACGGATAATGGTGTTGAAATTTCATACCACATGAAACCAAAGGATGTTATTGGTAGTGATGAAATGCTGGTCAAAGCTATTGATACAAAATTTAGTTCTGACAGGGCTGGTACTGTCAATGTGGCTACCAGTACATTGTCCGTAGGTATGCCCGCCAATTCAAGGAGAAAAGTCCGTTGTAATCATTCAACTGACTGTATCTCTTTAGATGTAACAAGCACAACAAGATTTGAATTAGACCATATTGCATTAGATATTAGCGATTTATAGGAGGCATTTTAATGGAAAACAGTCTTGATCCAAGAAAGCGTTTTAAGGAATGGGTAGATAAGTACGAAGAAAAAACTGGAGAAAAAGCAATACTTCCACCTGGATATGTACTTCAATTTTTACCAAGTAGAGGATGGAGTACTTATAAAATTGATACAGCAGGTTCTATGCTAGTTGTTTATCAAAGCTGCGGGGACCTTAAATTCTGGAGAGACGTAGCTGAATTAATAGCCTCAACCAATAAACTTAAATGTATTTGCACTTCATGTTTGCTGGACATAGAAGCATATATTAGGTTCTTTGGCGGTAAGATAGTCGAAAAGCAAGAACATAATGGACAGTTCCGTTATATTTGTAAAGACTATTTGGGTAGGAAAGTTATTGCAACTTACAGAGGAAACTTAGAAAAGACTGGTAAACCTTGTTATTGGGTTACTCAATATTTATATGAACTTTTAGAAACGAAGGAAGATAGGTGATAAAATGCACCAATTTTTTAAATTTAAACTTCAACTGCATGGAGGAACAAGCGTAACAAATACGTCTAGCTATAAACCTACAGCAGAAGAAGAAAGGTTACAAGGCAATGCGGCTGACTATGCTGAATATGTTATGCCTAATGCAAAAAAGCTTAATGATGTAGCTGGTAATTTGCTTTATGATAGCCTTGGAACTACTCAGGTAGATTATACAAAGCTAAACAATACTGCACAGAGTCAAATTGGCAACGCTCAAAACCTTATTTCTGGTTTACAAAATGGAGCGTTGCCTTCTGCTTATACAGACAATATGAATTCAGTAATTAATAATGCTGTTCAAAACTCTGTCGGCAATACGATTAATAGCTTAGGAAGCAAAGGAGTTTTAAATTCCTCTGTAACTACTAAGGCCCTAAGCGATACATCAACATCAGCAGCAAATGCGGCAGCAGAAAACTATTTAAACAGCATTTCTACTTTAAATGGTTTAGCTGGTCAACAGGCAACATTAGCCGGAACGCCAATTTCTACGGCGGCAGCTGCACAAGAAGCACAACAGCAACCGGCAACAAATCTTTGGAATGCTTCTTTAGGTTTGAGTGGTGCTACTACAAGCGCATTAGGAGCTGTATCTGGACAAGGTACAACTACAAGTACTCAAAGTTCTGGTGGTGGCGGTATTTTTGGTGGACTCGTTTCCGGACTTGCAAGTGGAGCAATGTCCGCTTTCTGCTTTGCAGAAGATACACAAATTGAATTGCCTGATAATAAGTTCAAAGCAATTCAAAAATTAAAAGTAGGAGACGATGTAATATGCCGAAACGAACAAACCGGTTCAAAAGAAAAAGCAAGCGTTACAGAAATTTTAGCTCCTGTATATCAAGATGTTTACACCGTTGTATGCTCAGGAGACAACTTTGTAAGTACAACATTGACACAACCGTTGCTGAAAGAAGATAATACATGGATTTTGGTATCTAATCTGACTCCAGGAACAGTGTTAATGAATACTGGCAAAGTAATGTCAGTTATTTATAGTGGTGAACGAAAAGTTTATGATCTTAAAGTAACTGGTTCTAATAATTATTATGCTAATGGTTTTGTTGCAAAAGGCGGAACCAATGAATGGGAAGGTGAGAAGTAATGGCTAGAACTATTTATAATAATTCTAATAGCTTTAATCCTACCGCAATGGCTTATCAAGACCCTGCGGGTGGACTTGGATATATTATTGGTAACGCATTAGGCGGTATGTGGAGTGATGACTACAACAAAAGAGGAACAGATAAAGCCTTAATGGACTGGGCTATGACAGACGAAGGACAAAAGGCTATTTCTCAAATGGGGCAAGGCACCCAAGATATTTTCTCAAAAAAGTTTAATGAATATAGCAATAGAAGAGACGCTAGCGGAAATCCTATTTATGTTAATCCTTTTCAAAATAACCAAAACGCAGTACAAAACCCACAAAGTCAAGCAGTAAACCAACAACTTCAAACCCCTACAACTCCAGTTGCTCAAAATTATGCGTCTCCTGGAGTTACGGTTACTCAAATTCCTGCGTCTAATATTCTTGGACAATCACATGATATTAATATTCAAGGTACTAATACTCCGGCAATAGGTGTATTAGGTAATAATTATTATGGTGTAGATGTAAATGGAAACCCGATACTTTTACCAACAAAAGATAATGGGAGCAATACTCAAAACCCTAGTGGAGTAGCGGAGATAAACGTAGGCACTCCCGTTACTGACGCAAATACACCAATGCCTACTCCTACAGATCCGCGCTTAGACCTTATCAGTTCAAAAGCAAGAGAGACTGTGGGCCTTCCGGAAGTACCGCTTTCAGATAAAAAATGGAGTGCTCAAGACTTGGCCAAGGAGTATATCACAATAACAGATACAGACGGAAAGAAAGTTGTTCTTTCATTAGACAATGGTCAAGGTGGAGTAAAAACGCCGGAGCAAGCTGTAAAAGATTATCAAACAACAGGTGTTAGTGCTGGTAAATTCAATTCACAAGAAGAGGCTGACAGTGCAACAAAGCAACTTAGAAATGCAGATATTTTAACTGCTGATATAAACATGAATAAAGACTTACCGTTTAGACAACGTATTGATGATTATATTGCTAAACGACAAGCTCAGACTCAAGCTGTTTACCCTGGGTTGAATTTTGGTAGTGAACAACAACCCAATAATAGCAACATAGTAGGAAACGTTGACGTTACTAAACAACCTATCGTGCAAAACCCGGATGGAACTGTTAGCACGGTTCGCTCAATGTCTACGAATATCGACGGTAAAGAAGTTCTATTGCCCACTGTTTCACAGGACGGAAGAATTTTATCTAACCAAGAAGCCATTGACGAATACAAAAGAACCGGAAGGAACTTAGGCGTATTCAATACCGTGGAAGAGGCTAACAACGCAGCGCAAAATCTTCACCTACAAGAGCAACAAAGAGTTGCGACAAATAACCCCAACACCGTACAACAACAGCCTCAAACCGCAAATAACGCTACACAACAACCTCAAACGATAGATACTGTTACACAACAGCCACTTACCAAAGAAGCTCAAGGTGTAAAACAAGCTATTAATAACCAACAGGTTGTAGCGAGAACACCGGAGCAAAAGCAACTATTTAATAATGCTGCTTTACAATATCTAGCCAATAATAATGGAATTACGCTAGAGGGTATTCAACAACTTGCAAAAAAGGACCCTAAAGCAGTAGACGCTTTAATGGCTAACTTTGACGCGGATGGTATAGTTGCTACTCTGAAAAGCAATATGGCTTTGAATCATATCCCTGATGTTCAACAAGGTATGGTCCTAGACGCTTTAATGCCTAAGTTAGCAGCAACTCAAAAGACTATTAATCAGGCCGAGTCAAGAGCTTATCAAGCTATGCTTAGTCAGTTATCACCTACGGATTTTAAAACTGCATTGCCTATTCTTAATGCCTTATCAACTGTAGATGGTTCAGCTGCTAAAACTTGGAGTACAGCGTTTGCTACTGGTGGACAAATGCTTCAACGTAATTGGAACTTAACAGATAAAGAAAGAGAACGTAAGGAAAAGAAAGAAGATGTTGTTTGGTCTGCAAACTTCCAAAGCGCTCAAAAACAAAAAGAAGCAGACGCAAAGTATCAACAACTTGTTGCTGCTGGTATGAGTCCACAAGAGGCACGCTTAGCTGTTTTGGGTGTAAGAACTGGAAGCGGAAAAGGTTCTACCCCTGAATCTGCTGAATATAAAGCAGCTAAAGAAAAATATACTATTGCCTTACAAAGCGTTAAAGATTATGAAACAAAATATAAAGATAGCGATCCTAAAGATATTCCGGCAGAAGATAAAGCACGCTATGAAAGAGACAAGTCTTATGTAGACTCTTTCAAAGATACAATTTTTGGTATGCAACCTCCAGATACTAGCATGTCAAATTATAAAGTTATGGCAAGTTGGTTTGATGGACAGGGAGCTGGAAACATTTCTGATAAGTACGAAAAGGCTAAATTAGCTAAGACTGCTATTCAAATGGGAGCTAACCAACAGGCAGCATTAGATTATTTAGGACTTACCGAAGAGGATTTAGCTGTAAAGCCTGGACTTCTAGAGTCTGCTGCTAAAGATACTGGAAACTTTATAACTTCCAATAGCTTAGGTAAGAACGCTAACCTTTATGAACAAGCCGCTCCAACTGCTGTTACAGACGCAGAAAGTAAATCAGCGTGGGACGCTAGATGGGCGAATGGCGCAGCTCAACAAGAAGCTAATAAACGTAGAGCAGAAGCAGACGGAGATTTGAATAATTATTATACCGTTAGAGACGCTATAGTAAGAAACCTTGGCTCCAACTACGCAAATGAACGTCAATGGAGACGTGAAGAGTTGGCCAACCTGTTAATATCCAAGGGATATAACGAAGAATACGTTAAACAAATATTAAATTTATAGTACAAAGGAGACAAAAATGGGTTCCTTAGAAGATAAAGATGTTAAAGATATGACGTTAGATGAGTTTATAACTGCAAGGGCAGAGCAAGAAAGAAATAAAAAGACCTATCAACAAACTATTGATCAAGCCAATGACATCCTTAAAAATAAATATGGTGTTTACGGACAAGGCACTGATACTATTGGTAATGGACATTTAGGAGCTTTTGCAGACTCCTTCCAAGCCGGAGGAGCTAGTGTAATTGGTGGTATAGCAGATATGTTAGGCGCTACCAATATAGGTAATTGGGCAAACAACGTAGCTAGAGATAATACAGATTCTAGCAAACAGTTTGATACAGTTTTTTCTACTGATTATTTATTAGACCCTAGAGGACTTACAAGTGATGTAGGTAATCAATTAGGAAGTATGGCAGCTCTTATGCCTGCTTCTATGGCTATTGCTCATGTTGCACCGGTAGCCGGTGCAGCAGGGCTTATGGCTAGAATGGCCGGTAAAGTAGGTTTAAATACTGCTGCTAAATTTATTACAAGCCAAGCTGGACAAAAAGCGCTAGAACTTGGTTTAGGTGGCGTTATTCGTTCTATTCCAGAAGCGGCCTCAGAAGGCGGCAATAGTAAACGTGATTTAATGGATAGTGGAATGAGCGAAGAAGAGGCAAGCGCAAAAGCAAAGGAAGTTTATTACAAGAACTTAGCTTTTTTGCCTGTTTCTAATGCTATTGAGTCCATGTTCTTAGGCGGTAGTTTATTCAATGGTGCCAGAGGTGTTGTTTCTGGTAAAATTGGCAACGCTGTATCAACAACCGCAGCTGAATCAGCTTTAAAAAGTATGGGGTTAGCTATTCCCCGTTTAGCTCCTGGCGTAGCTGCTAACGCCTTCCAACAAGGTATGGAAGAAGTGTTTCAGCAAACATTCCAGGACGAAGCAGCAGGGAAACCTGTAGGAAGTATATACGATCCTTCTAGCTGGAACGAGGAACAAATGGACTCCTTTAGAAAAGGTGCTATGGGTTCCTTAGTAATCGGAGCTGCAACAGACGCTTATCACTATGCTAGAAGTGGACAAAAAGGCTCCACAGCCTCTTTAGAAAAAGGGGTAACAGGTTTATATGATACTAAAGAAGAAAGTGCTCCTGGAGGCATTTTCGACTTAATGAAGCAGAATACTTTAAGTGGTAATTCCGATGATAATAGCAATACACCTCCGGCAGCTCCTGGAGTTAAAGCAGAAAGTAACGACTTTGAAAAACTTGTTTCTGCAATAGGACAACAAGAAAGTCATAACGACTATACTGCTGAAAACGAAAGAACCGGAGCATACGGAAAGTATCAGATATTAAAAGAGAATTGGGAACCGTGGGCAAAAGAAGCTGGTGTTGCCGGAGCAGATATGACTGATCCAGAAGCACAAGAAACTGTTGCTAGATTTAAGCTCAAACAATACTACGACAAATATGGCGCCAAAGGTGCTATGCAAGCGTGGTATGGCGGTGAAGGTTCCGTTGGACAGTCAAACGATAACAATCAAGGTAATGGAAACGAACCGAGTCCCAATGATTATGTAAGCCAAGTATCTGAAAAAATGGGAGATACGATAGGTACAAGTACAGCTAGCGATGGAAGTATCATTAGTAATGTTCGTGCACTAGAAGGCAAAATAGGCCATTATGCTAGTGACGGAACTAACTGTATGCGTACAATGGGAATTGCTCTCAAAGGCACTCCGTTTGAAGGACAAGTCAACGTAGATCAAGCCGTAGCTACCGCTAAGGAAAACAATTTACTTGTTTCTGGCAATAGCGATTATGTTCCACAACCTGGAGATATTGCAGTTGTTAATAACGGCAATCACGTTGTAATGGTTACAGAAGATGGTGGCACTATTCAAAATGGTGCTTCACACGACGGAGTTTATGAAAGCAAACAAAGTCCTAAAGAAATGTTCGGCAATGTTGATTATTATATCCGTACTAGCGTATATGGTAATGGAGCTTCACAAGCCAATGTTGATATTAGTACATCCACTAAAGATAAGACTAAAAATGCAGATATTTCTATGCAAGGAGTTTTTAATCAACAAAACAACACAAGCGAATCTGCCAATGCTTATAGTCAGGCTATTACAGATAGACTTAAAAAAGACGTTAAAGCAGACAAAGAAGATATTGCTGAACAAGTTGGTAATAATGCTACAAATATGGGTGAACTTGGCACAGTTTTAGCTACTAATGCCAAAGCAAAAGAAGCAACTTCAACTCCTTCCATTGAAACAAAGCCTATAAAAAATAGTTCTCCTATTATTAATCAAGTTGGAGAAATTATTAATAATTCAACATTAGTTGAATCAGCAAAAAAGGCTATTAATGGAGACCAACATGCAAGACATTTATTAGGCACCTTGCCATCAGCTTTACAAACTGCTCTTATGAAAAAGGCTAGCGGAGTAAGTAATGATGAGATTGTAAACTCTATAACCAATATAATTAATAATGCTAAGCAGAAAAACGTTCAGACTCAACAGGCGCAACAAGTACAACCGACTCAACAACAAGCACCTATAACAAATAATCAGGCTATTAATGAAGAAGTACAACCTCAGTCAGTGCCAATTGCTAACAACCCTGTAGAGGCAAACAATACAACTAGCATAGCTAAGCAACAGTTTATCCCTGCGGAAAATGTTGCTAGTCCGCAACGCTTAGCTCAAGCAATACCTCAACAATATACTTTAAGTAATGGTAAAAGCTTTATGTTACCGCAAAATTTAACACAACCTATGATTAACTTTAGCCAAAAGCTAGCTCAAAGCTATGTTAAAATGGCTGTTCCTCAACTTAAAAATAGGTTGTTAGACTTAAATCAAATTATTGCTAAGACTAATAATGATATTGTAAATGCTAAAAATGGTAATGCTATTGCTTCAAATAAAGAACAATTAGCAAAAGCCACTATTGAAAAGCAAGTCGTCGAAAATGAAATTTCTACAAAACAAGGAGAGAATAACAATGATAATGCGCAAATCATACCGGAGAGTAATGCTCAACAAACCCAAGAAAATATCAATGAAAACTCCGAATCTGGACTCACTCAGCAGACAAAAGAGCGTGAACGTAAAGGGCAAGAAAGTAAAAGGAATGAGCAACTAGCTCAATACAAAGAAAAGTTTAACAAGTTATCTGATGAAGAAAAAGCCGAAGAAGTTGATAAACGAGGCGTTCCAGCATACATAAAGTTTAAAAAAATGTCTGAAAAAGGCAAAGCTGCTTTTCTAAAAACCATGAGCAAGGTAGTTGATTATGGCGGAGAAGAGGAAAGCAGAAGAAAGCATATTGCTAAACTTGTATTAAACCCTGATACTTCAAGTCTTGTTGCAATAACCAAGCCTAAAAAGGATATGTACGGACATCCGCATACAGATTTTATGATCGCACATGAAAAAGGAACAGACAGATATTTCAATGACGTTCCTTTTGAGTATGTAACAAAGGCAGAGCTTGATTATTTCAATGCTTTAAAAGGAATTGTAAAACAACTTTATGGCGACCAAGTATTACAACCTGTTCAAAATAAGCAGACCAACGCTGCCGCTCAATGGGATAAAGTTGTAAATACTAAAGCAGTAAACAACCTTTCAAGTTCAGAAGCTAACCAAGTTCTTAGTATTCTTGATGGTAAAAAGCAGGATAAAGCTGTTCCTTTTGATAAAGCAAGAGCTGATAAGATTGCTAATATTGGTTTTGGCGTAATACAAAAAGCTTATGCCAAGGGAGATATTACACTGTCTGACGCTCAAAATAGGGTTAAGGGCTTAGTTGACGCAATAGAAGATACAGTTAAAAATACTCCTGTTTCTTATCTTGATACAACAGAAGGCTCTTTGTTTAAACAACTTCGTGAAACCACACAAGAAACCACAACCAAGAGCGAAGCAAAGGCACAATTTAGTGATTTAGATTCAGCAAAGAAAGCCTTTGAAGATATTGCAGGTATTAAAAAGGCAGAAAAAGCTCCTACAACCGAACTACTAAGTTCTATTGATAGTAGCGACGAAGCAAGAGCAAAAGCTAAAAAGCGCTTAATGGCTGCTTTAAGTAATGTAAGTTCTAATCCTATGTTTAATCCAGAGTTACATAAAGCTGCCTTAGACTACGGACTAATATTGCTCAAAGATGGTGTTAATAGTTTTGCTAATTTCTCTAAGAGAATGATAGCTGATATTGGAGAAAAGATTAAACCCTGGGTTGCTAGTATTTGGAAATCATTAGAAAGCTATCCTAAAGATAGACCTTTTGACCCGGATTTAATGAGCAAGGCAGTTGACTTTACTGGGGCTCTATATAACCAAGGCTATAAGAGTACAGAACTTATAAACGACTACATGGAAAAGGAATATGGTAAAGATGTAGCAAATAAGTTTAAACCTTTAGTTGAAAGTGCCTTTGCTGGAGTGGATGAGATTTACAACCCAACATTAAAGACAGAAGATACTAAGGAAGTAAATACACCTGCTGATGTAAAAGAAAGCGCTATTACTGAAGCTAGTGTTCCTAGTGAAAATAAAGAAACGGCAGACAGTTTTATAAAAGACCATGTTATTATTGGCGATGGCAATACTGCACCTAATGCAAGCACGCCAATAGAAAACAATGTTCTAAAAGCCGGAGAATTTAAGAGAACTGACAACGGAGAAATAGTTCCTAGTGTTAAATTAAAAGGTGAAAAATTGTCTCCTGCCAATTTCAAAGAACTTAGACGTCTAGCAAAAGATAACGGCGGCTATTGGAATAGATATGCAAAGCAGTTCTTATTTGACAATAATAACGGTAGAGATACCTTCGCTAACAAAGCAAGTGAACTTTTAGGTGTTGAAAATACTGCTAAAGAAGTGGTACAATCTAATAAAGAAGAAGCACCTGTAGCAGATAAAGGAGTGAATAAAAATGACTTGGTGGAAAGCGAACGACTACAAGGAGTACCTGAGGACAAGGCAACCGAAGGACTACAAAGAAATGACAGCAAACAAGACTCTGGATCAGTTCGCGCAACAACAAGTAGAGAGAGCGCAGAACTATTATCTGGACACAGTGAACAATCTAATGGAGAAGTATCCGGAGACAAACAGTTACGAGAAAGCTCTCCAGAACAGGACCGAAGCGGAAGCACAAGCGAGAGAGCTGACGAACGCAATGTTGTACAACCAGAATTAGCTCCTTCCGAAGAGAAGAACGCGAAAGCTTCTGAAAAGCCAGGCCACAATTTTGTTATTAAAGACGATAGTGGAATAGGCGAGGGAAGCTTAAAAGAGAAATATAAAAACAACATAGAGGCTATTAAACTTCTAAAGAAATTAGAAGCTAAAGGCAAAATGGCAACACCGAGTGAACAGAAAATCTTAGCCAAGTATGTAGGCTGGGGTGGACTTTCCCCGGTGTTTAATTTATATGAGAGTGATTCTAGCGGTAGTAATTGGGACTCTGAACGTAAAGAAGTAAAAGAGCTTCTAACTTCTGACGAATACGACAGGGCAAGAGAAAGTACGTTAAGCTCTTTCTATACTCCAGTGGGAGTTATTCGTGGTATTTATAAGATATTAGACAGATTAGGTTTTAAAGGTGGAAGAATACTTGATCCATCTATGGGCGTTGGCAATTATTTTGGAGCAATGCCTAGTAAACTTATGAAGAATAGTATTTTAAATGGTGTAGAGCTTGACCCACTAACAGGAAGAATTGCTCAACAGTTGTATCAAAATGCAGATGTAGAAGTAACAGGCTACGAAAGTAAGGCAATTCCTGATAACTTCTATGATTTAATTATTACCAACGTTCCTTTTGGTAGCTTTAAAGTAAACGATCCGGCTTATGACAGATTAAACTTTAATATACATAATTATTTCTTTGCAAAATCTATTGATAAAGTAAGACCTGGTGGCCTTGTTGCATTTATTACATCTACTTCCACAATGCAAGGTAGTAAAGACTCTGCTGTATTAAGAAACCTACTTGCCAATAAAGCAGACCTTGTAGGTGCTTTACGTTTACCTGATACTACTTTTAAAGGTAATGCTAATACAACCGTTACTTCTGACCTTATTATTTTGCGTAAGAGAGAAGAGAACGCAGAGCCGGCTAAGTTTAATCAAGCTTGGCTAAACACAGCAGAAAGTGGAATAACAGATAATGGTTGGAGAAAAGCTGATCTGCCTATTAATGAGTATTACAAAAATAACCCTCAAATGTTAGTTGGAAAGCTTGAAGCAGGCGGACAATGGGGCACTGAATTAGTAGTTAGTGGCAAAGATATAGACGTAACTAAGGAAATGGAAAGCAAGATTAAGAACTTCCCCAAAAACATTTATACTCCATTAACTTCTACACGTAATAATAACTCTGAGGTAGCAACTAAGAGATTCTTAGCTGACGCTGGTACTCGTGATGGAGCAATAGTATTAAAAGACGGGAAAGCATATACCAACGAAAGCGGAGAACTTGTTGCAATGCCTGACAAAATGCAAGATAAGGCTGCTGACTATGTTCCCTTGCAACGTGCTGTTACAGGTTTATTGCAAGCGCAAATAGACCCTAAAATATCTGACGTTGCATTAGCAAAACTTCGTACTGATTTAAATAAAATCTATGATAACTTTGTTAAGAAGAACGGATATATTAATAGCAATAAGAATAGAGCATTACAAGCTGATCCTAACTTTGGTATTGTTTCAAGTATTGAAAATTACAAATATGATAAAGCAACCAAAGAAGAAACTGCTTCTAAGAGAGAAATATTTACTAAACGTACAGTAAATGCCACTAGTAATATAAAAAATGCTGATAATCCTACTGACGCCTTAGCTACAAGCCTTTCACAAAAAGGTGTTGTTGACGTTGATTATATGGCAGAACTTTTACACAAAGACAAGGACGAGGTAGTAAAGAACTTAAAGGGACTTATTTTCCAAGACCCTATTAGCAGAGAGTATGTTACCTCTGACGAGTATTTGTCTGGTAATGTAAGAGAAAAGCTAGAAGCTGCGGAAGAGGCCGCAAAGAGCAATAAAGCTTATCAAGAAAACGTTGATAGACTAAAAGCAGTACAACCTGTTGACCTTGTACCGGAAGAAATAAGTGTAAATCTTGGTACTCCTTGGGTTCCTGCTAGCGATATACAAGAGTTTGCTAGAAACTTATTAGACACAGGAAACCAAAACCTAAAAGTTATGTTTAGTAATGCAACTGGTTCTTGGATCGTTAGATGGGACGATAAGCTATATAATACCAGTTCAATTAAGAGTGGTACAAAAGCCAATAATACTTGGGGACTAAACAGAAGAAATTATGGTATTAAAGATATATTAGAATATGCTTTGAACCAACAGTCTCCAGTTGTGCATGACACTTACAAAGAGGACGGAAGAACTATTTCCGTTGTAAATCAAAAAGACACGGCCGCTGCTCAAGAAAAAGTAAGGGCAATAAGGGAAGAATTTAAAAAGTGGATATGGACTGATAAAGAAAGAGCAGACCGTCTAACTAAGTTCTATAATCGCAACTATAATAACGAACGATTAAGAGAATATGACGGAAGCCATTTGACACTACCTGGATTCAATAACGAAATAACATTAAAGCCTCACCAGAAAAACGCGGTTTGGCGTATATTGCAAGGCGGTAATACGCTTTTGGCACATTGTGTTGGAGCCGGTAAGACTTGGGTAATGCAAACAGCAGCTATGGAAATGAAACGCTTAGGAATTGCAAATAAGTCAATGTTCGTTATTCCTAACCACATGCTAGAACAGTTTGAGAGAGAGTTTAGGGTAATATATCCTAACGCTAAGTTATTAAGTATCTCTACAGACAAGCTTCCAGATGTAAATATTTCCGGTGCTAAGAATTTAAGCAAAAAAGAACTTGCTAAACTAAAGAGAGAAAGACAGTCTCAAAGACAAAAGGTTTTAGCTCAAATTGCGACGGAAGATTGGGATGGCGTTATTATTACTCATAGTATGTTTAAACGTATTCCCATGAGTCCTGAGGCGTATAATAAATTTTATCAACAACAAATTGACGAAATGCGTAATGCAATAGTTGAGATAAAAGCAGAAGAAGGCAAAACTGGTAACTCTCTTGTAAAGCAGTTAGAAAAAAAGGCTAAGAGTTTAGAGGCTAAACTAAAGAGCAATGTTGCAGAAGAAAAGAAAGATATTGTTATTCCTTTTGAACAACTCGGTGTAGATCAGATATTTGTTGATGAAGCCGACATGTTTAAAAATCTTTACTTCCCTACAAAAATGAACCGTGTAGCCGGTATCAGTAACAGCGATAGTCAACGTTCTATGGATATGTTTGTTAAGACACAATACTTAACACAACGAAACAACGGACGTGGTGTTGTATTTGCTACTGGTACACCAATTTCTAATACAATGGCTGAAATGTTTACCATGATGAGATACCTAGGCATGAAAGACTTGAAAGAAAAGAGCCTAGCTTTCTTTGATAATTGGGCGGCCAACTTTGCAACTAAGGAAACAGTTGTAGAGCGTTCTCCCGATGGACAGGGATATAGGCAAGTAGAAAAGTTCTCTTCTTTTAACAATATGCCTGAACTAATCAAGATGTTCAGAAAATTTGCTGACGTTAAAACACAAGACGAATTAAAGCTTGATATTCCTAAACTGAAAAATGGTAAGCCTACCACAATAGAAATTGAGCAAAATAGTGCTTTACATGATTATATCTCTGGAGAAATAAGAGACAGGGCAAAAGCAATTCACGATAAGCAAGTCGACCCCAGAGTCGATAATATGTTAAAGCTTACTTCTGATTTGCGCAAAGCTTCATTAGATATGAGACTTGTTGATCCTACTGTTCCAGCAGAGGTAGCTAATGGAAAATTGACTGCCGTTGCAGATCATGTATATGCAAAGTATAAAGAGACAAGCGATAAAAAAGGTGCTCAGCTTGTATTCTGCGATTTGTCTACTCCCAAAGGTGCAAGCGACAAGGTAAGCGAAAGTGAATCTGAGGTAGAAGCGAAAGACGAAGCAGAAGATCAAGATAATATTACTGCTTACGAACAAATAAGAGATATGCTTGTAAAACAAGGCATACCTAGTAATGAAATAGCCTTTATACATGACGCAAAAAATCAAGCTCAAAAAGCAGAACTATTTGAAAAGGTAAGAAACGGTGATGTAAGAGTATTAATCGGTTCTACTGAAAAAATGGGTGCCGGCACTAATATTCAGACTAGACTTGTTGCACTACACCATGTTGACGCTCCTTGGAGACCTAGAGATATTGAACAGCGTGAAGGACGTATTCTCCGCCAGGGCAATATGAACAAAGAAGTAGAAGTGTTCAACTATGTTACCAAAGATAGCTTTGACGCTAATATGTGGGAAAAGCTAAAGAATAAAGCTACAATGATTTCTCAAGCTATGAGCAACAATTTAACCACTCGTCAAATTGAGGACATGGACGCAACCGTTTTAAGCTTTGGAGAAGTAGAAGCTGCTGCTAGTGGTAATCCTTTAATGGCTGAACGTGTTGGAGTAAATGCAGAAGTAAATAAGTACAGTATGCTATATTCCAATTATTTAAAGAATAGAAGTGTTAGTGAACGCAAATTACAGGAAATGCCTGAACGCTTGCAAGTAGCGAAGGTAATGCAAGAGCAAGCTAATACTGATATTTCTAGACAAAAGGATATTAGTGGTGATAAGTTCACCATGACAATTAAAGGCGTAAATTATACAAAACGTACTGACGCCGAAAAAGCACTTGAAAAACTGACTAACAACTTTAAGAACGAAGTTGGAGAAGTAGTTGGTAGAATTGCCGGACTTGATGTATTTATGAAATATGTAAAGCCAGGACAAGTCGCAAGCGTTGGAGGTAAAGTATATACATACGCAAATGGCGGAATCGTAGTAAACGTACAAGGCAGTGGTAAGTATTTCTGCGATAGTAAACTAGGCAGTATTGAATATGCAGCTACTAAGGCCCCGCAAAAGCAGCTAGCAGAAAGTAAAGCCACAACAGAAGCATTAACTAAAGAGACTAAAGACTTAGCTGAAACAATTAAAACTCCTTTTGAGTATGAGAAAAAGTACAAAGACTTACTGGCTAGAAGAGACGAAATAGACAAAGAATTACATATTGGAGAAGAAGAGCAAGCTCTTATTAATGAGGAAGAAGAAACGGTAAACCCTGAAACTGGAGAAATAATGACCAGCGCAAGGGGAAACGAAGAGAACTATAATCGTTCTATAGAAGAGCTTAAAGCAGAGACTAAGGACGCGTTAAAAGGCGCCGAGGTTACTGATATTGGTAATAATCAATTATCTTTTGAAGCTCCTAATGGTTCTACGGGTATAGTAGATTTAGAAAAAGGTATCGTTGTTAGCAAGGAAGCACAGCAAGAAGCCAAGAACGCTCATGGATTAACAGGTGAGGTTACTGTTCAAGGCTTATCTATGATTACCGGTAATAATGCTAATATTAAACTTTCTCAAAATAGTGAAAAGGGAACTGCATACCATGAAGTAGTACACGTTGTCAGAAAATTAGCTTTAAATGATAAAGAGAACAAAGCTCTTGATAAGTATTATTTATCCAGAATATCTGACAAAAATAATAAATCAATATTAGAAGAGAAAATTGCAGACAGTTATAGAGACTGGGTGCTAGCACGTCAACAAGGTAGAGGAACATTGTTTGGTAAGCTATTCCAAAAAATTCACGATTATGCTAGACAGCTCCAGGCAGTATTAACAGGAGTGGAAAATAGGCATAATGTTTTCCGTAAGATAGAAAGCGGAGAAGCGTGGAAGAATAGCGCTGCAAATACTGGCGAAAAAAATAGCGCTAATTATAGCGCTATGACAAATCCTAATATTGATCTTGACGAAAAAATAAACGTTATTGAAGCTCCTGAACAGTTTAAAGGTAAGGATTGGAAAGACGTTAGAAACAATTATCCTGACGCTATCCAATTTGCTAAAACAAACTTTAATTCTAAGGGTGGAGAAATTAACGAAAAACTTTATAATAAGTCTATTGGGAAATATATTGTTATTACAGGACCAAGCATATCACACATACTTTCAAATTCCACAAGTTCAAAATATAGTGCTGATAAACGTTCTAATCTTCTCCATTATGAAGTTCTTGCTGCCTTGCCTTCCGTGGTTGAAAATGGTGTATTAATAGAAGAACATGCAGACAAACACGGTAAAGCAAATAATATATACAGACTCTTCGCTCCTGTTAAAATTGGCAACAATCTTTTAACAGTAAAATTAACAGTTAAGGACGAACAGAATACATTTAAGATAGTTGATGGTAATTACACTTCTTTAAAAGTTGGAGATCAACAAATAGAAAAAAGCACTAGGGAACTTCTGCAAGATTCTTCCGGCAAGCCGGTTCCGAATCAAGCATTCCCTAGCGCTTTATCTAATATTAGTATACGACAACTTTTAGAGGGTGTCAACGATAACAACGGCAAGCCGTATATTAACGCAGATGGTACTGGTAACTTTTCTATTGTTACAAAAGACGGAGTCAAAAACTTTGCTGGCAATACTGGTAAAGATTATCAAAACAACACAAATTACTCTATTCGTTCTACTATTCAAGATAAGGCTAATAAGTTTTTAAATGGTGTTCCAACTCCAGAAAAGACTGATACCGCAGAAGCTAGGGGCAGAAATGCAATCTCTTATTCAGATACATCTACTAAGGCAAATGTGGTTGAGACTCTTAAAAAGGCTACAAAAGACTTCTACAAAAACTATGTAGACGACTTAGACCCATTAAGTAAGTTTGACCATAAAGTAGAAAAAATCATAGGACATGCGTTAAGTTATGAAGAAAATCTGCACGATAGAGCTATAACAGCTCGCACAATGGCACCTGCTAGGGCTAACATGCTAATAAATAGCGAAAACCCAGTAGAAGATATTGCTGCTATTAATAAAACTATGCGCAATGCTAAATTAAAGCATAATGTTTCTCTATTATCTGTTCTTAAAAAGGCTAATGAAATATCTAAAGAATATCTAGCTAAAGGTGCTTTTAAGGATGGGAAAGAAGCTTTGAGCACGTTTTTAATTGCTGCAAGAACTCTTGAGTTGCAGAACCAGAAACCTCTCAATATTGAAAGAATACAAAAAGAGTTATTAGATTTAAAAGATAATACGACTATTTCTGGCGCAGAAAAAACCGAAACCGTCAAGAAGTTGCAAAAAGAGCTTAAACTATGGAAGAATACAGAATATTTATCTAAAATATCCCATGATGACGCACAAGCTATTGTAGATAATGCTCCACAAGAACTAAAGGACGCAGCAGACTTATATTATAAGTTTAATGATAATATTCTTACCATAGCTGAGGACTCCGGGCTAATAAGTCAAGAAACCCACGACTTACTTACAAAGAAATATAAGAACTATGCTCCAATGATGAGAGATTTCTCTGATACTGAAGCTATGGATAAATTCTTTGGTGGTTTTGGCGGCAAAGGAATTGGTAACGTAACCAACTCTTTCTTAAAGAAAATTAGTAGAGAAGGAAGCTTGAGAAGTGTTATTGATCCTTTAGAGTCTACGGTAAAGAACACCTTTACTGTTGTTGACAGAGCAGAAAGAAATAAAGTTGCACAGATATTTGTTGACCTTGCCCAAAATAATAACCTAGAGGGTATTCTTGAGGAAGTACCTGAAACTCATTCAGACCCTAACAGAAGCATTTTTACTGTAATGGTAGATGGAGAAAAGGTTGCTTATAAGACAGACCCCAAATATTATGGTTGTATTGCTGGGTATAGTACTCCAACGGCAACGTTGGCCACTGGTATTTTTAAGGGTGCAGCACAGGCCCTTAGAGTTGGTGCAACTACAAGCCCTGCTTTTATTGGACGTAATCTTATTAGAGATAATATCTTTGCTGCTATATCTTCACAAAATGGTTTTGTTCCATTTTTAGACGCTATTCGTGGTATTAAGGCTATCATGCACGACAAAGAAGCACTTGCAGAGTTTAAGGCTGCTGGAGTTCCAATGTCTACATTTGTTGGTACTAATAGACGTAGCGTTGCACAAGCGTTAGACGCGCTTGTGGGCGGAGATAAGAGCTGGCATGATATGAAACCAGCAGAACTAGCAATAAACCTTCTTAAAGCTTCCTGGGGAAAGGCTCAAGACCTTTCAGAACTTGTTGAAATGGGAACAAGAATGGGAGAGTTTATTAAGGCTCGTAAAAATGGTATGTCAGTTGAAGAAGCTGGATTAGCTGCAAAAGAGCTAACGCTAAACTTTAACCGTGCCGGTGTTTATAGTAGGAAGTATAATCAACTGGTTCCGTTCTTTAATGCAGCAATACAAGGCGGAGATAAAATGGCAAGACTGTTGTTTAACAAAGATAAAAAGGTTAGACAACATACAATGCTGGCGCTTGCTAAATATATTGTTTTGCCTTCATTGCTACTTTGGACAATAAACCACGATAAAGACTGGTACAAAGAACTTCCGGATGATGTTAAAAATGGTTCATGGGTATTTAAGGTTGGAGATACCATATTCAGAATGCCAAAACCGCAAGAATCAGGAGTTTTCTTTGGTAGTGGCATTGAAAGAACTTTAGACGCTCTTGTGAATAAAGACCCTAAATACATGAGTCAATGGGCTCAAACTACTAAAGACGCTTTGCTGCCTAATATAATACCAACTCTTGTTTTACCTATATTAGAGTGGCAAACAAACTACAGCTTCTTTACAGAAAAGAATATAGTTGGTAGACGTGAGCAGAACTTACCGGACGCACAACAATATAACCTATATACAACAGAATTGTCTAAACGTATTGGCGGTTTAACCAATACCTCACCAATGAAATTAGACAATACTATAAAAGGTTACTTTGGAACAATGGGCGGATTCTTAGCTGGTTTGTTCGATCCTGTTTTTGGTAAGGAAAACGAAATGCCGGCTAAACGTTGGAGCGAACTTCCTGGTATAAGCGGCTTTACTCATACGGAAAACAAACGTGCAAAGAGTATTGATGACTTTTACCAACTTTATGACGAAGTTCACAAAGAATACATGGCTAATGGCAAAATTAAAAGCTCTGTCTTTAAGGGTCTCAATAACGCAAATAAAGACATTACACGTCTTAATAGGGCGGCAAATGTGGTTAGAAATAACCCCAAGCTTGACGCAGATACTAAGCGTGAGCGTTTAGACCAGATAGAGGCAAAGCGATTAAAAATAGCTCAAATAGCAAATAATAATTATGCAAAATATGTTGAATAAGGGGAGTGCAAAAGCACTCTCCTTTTTTATATCAAAAAAAAGAAAAGGAGATTTTAATATGTTAAAAGACAAATGTTATGTTCCTGGCACAGCAAACAAGGTTGAGGCTTATATGGCTTATTTGGGTGGAGTTGATAAACACAAAGACTTTGACAAATTACCTGAGGCTCTTACTAGAGAGGAAATGTTCTGGAAGAGAATTTGCGCTAATTTCACAGACTTAGGCTTATTAAACAAGAAAGAAGCTCCCAAGGTTGAAACTGTTACAGATAAGGTAGAAACTACCGAAGATAAAAAAGAAACACCTACCGACAAAGAAGATACTAAGAAAGATAAAACTACCACAAATAAATCTGGTAAATAGGAGAAAACATGAACGCTTCCTTTATTGATAAAGGGCTCGCGTTGCTTAGAAAAGGAATAAAAAAGGCTGCTAAGATAAAAATAAAAGGCTTGCCGCTATTACTTGTCCGCATAATCGTGGAAGTAATTGTTGCAAGTCTTTTATTATATCTGCTGGCTTGGGTAATTGACTGGATTGTTACAGGAAAAGCACAGTTTCCGGCTCTATTAGAGTTTATCAAGGTTGTTACCGGTACTAGCTTTATAGCAGCTATGGGTATATTAGGCGCGGCTCTTATAGACAATGATAACGACGGAATACCGGATAAGTTTGAAGAAGGAAAAGAGGAACAAAATAATGCTGAAAGAAGTTCAAGTTAATAAGGAAGAAGATAAAGTTTATGCTATGGACGAAGAATATAACGTTATAGCTGAATATGAAATGTCAAAAGACTTCTGGCCTGGAGAAAATAGTGCCGGAGAAGAATTTTGTAATGCCCAAAAGGGAAAGTATGATCTGACAGACCAAGAAGTAGACGCTGATGGTCCTTATTCTAATGATGGAACCAGAGACTTAGCAAGAGACGTCCTACCTTATGGCTGGGGATATATTAATATTGACGCACGCGGACACGCTCTGCATGGCGGCGGTAGTAATTTAGGCTGGCCCGATTCTGACGCACCAAGACAAGAACTTACCAAGACTCAAGGTTGTTTTAGAATGTACAATGAAGATGTATTTGAACTAGCAAAAATGATACTGAAAGCTCGGTCAAGTGGTATAAAAGTCGAGCTTACAGTAGTTTAAAAGAAGGTGGCTTATTTGTGGACACAAAGACTAGACAAAGGTATACGATTTTTGCTGCTTGTATTGCTCTCTTGGTTATTATTTATGCCGTTTACATGCAACGCACAAGCACAAACGTCATTGACTCCGAGGGACACTCAGCTTCTAAGTATTCTGAATCAGCTGGACACGATCTTTCTACAGCTACAGAACAGCTCGACACTCTCCGAGACCGACTTAACAGCAATAGGACAGAGCTTGAAGAGTTACAACGAGAGCTTAACAATTCAGAAGCAGAAGTTAGAGAAAGTAGAAAACAGCTTGAAACTGTCAGAGGCCGAACTACAAACGACAAAGCTCTTATTACAAAGGGCCGAGAGCTCGTACAACAAGGCATTAGACTTATACAAGAAGAAGATACGAGTTGTAACAAACCAAAGGACGGGGTATCAAATCCTGTCAGCAATACTACTAACACTCCTATGCTTGTGAAAAAGACAAAATAG